AATTAATTATTAGTAATTTTTTAATTTTTTTTTTTTTTTTTTTATTTATAACTATATTTTACAGTAGGATCTTGATGAAAAAAATAACCCGAGGGTCCTCCACACTGCCTTAGGATTTCCATGTGTTACCTTGGATAACATCTTCCCCTTTGAAGGACCAAGTTGACTTTCCGATCAGGATGCGATATAATAAGAGAAGCAGACGAGAGAGGAGGTGCGAGAGGAATGGCTTACAACGATCCGAACTGGGTTTCCGAAGATGCGCTGGCGGCTCTGAACATGGAGAAGCAGGTGCATAGCGACGAGGACAATGCGGCACTGGCGCGGCGAATCTTTATGGAGCAGGCGCCACTTGCAGCTTCTCGAATCGCGCATCTGGCTGCCCATGCGAACAGCGAGCAGGTTGCATTGCGGGCTGCGACGTACATCACCGATCGTGTGCTGGGCAAGATTGGCGAAGACACCGACGGGGTAGACCCGCTGGCGCAGTTCTTGGCCGACATGACCAGCAATGCAGAGCAGCACGCCAACAAGCGTGTCTAGTATTCCGGCCTAGCCTGATTGGGGATCCATGTCCATGGTGTCAGGCTAGGCCGGAATGTCTGTCTTGTTTTTCTCTTACCTAAAGTCAGGCACTAAGCATATGGCGGGCATTACGCAGGAAGCGTTCTTTGCCTCGATCGGGTACGAGCCGCACGCTGAGCAGGTTCGCTTCCACCGATCGAAGGCACGCTTTCGGCTGCCGGTTTGTGGCCGACGGTTCGGTAAGAGTACTATGGCCGGCAGGGATTTGGAGCCTAAGCTATTCCAGCCGAAGAAGCGCTTTTGGATTGTCGGACCCACGTACGACCTTGCCGAGAAAGAATTCCGTGTTGTCTGGGATGACCTGATTGTCGGTAAAGCGTTGGGTCGAGACAAGCGGGTGAAAAAAGCCTACTCCAAGCGAGTGGGTGATATGTATATAGAGTTCCCTTGGGGTACACGGCTAGAAGTGAGATCTGCTGACCACCCGGAGTTTCTGGTTGGTGAGGCCCTTGATGGTGTCATTATGTCGGAAGCGGCGAAGCAGAAGAAGGAAACGTGGGAGCGGTTCGTCCGTCCCTCTCTCGCGGACCGCAGAGGCTTTGCCGACTTCCCGACGACGCCAGAAGGGTTTAACTGGCTGTACGATGAGTGGCGGTATGGGCAGAACCCAGACTTTCCCGACTACGAATCGTGGAAATTCCCCAGCTGGGCTAATAAAGTCGTGTACCCCGAGGGACGTACTGATCCGGAAATCATCTTGCTCGAACGTACTTTGACCCCGGAGTACTTCGAGCAGGAGATCGGCGCCGACTTTGCTTCCTTCGTCGGTAAGATCTTTCCGGAGTGGGATGAGACAAGCCATGTCACCCAGGTGCCATTCATCCCTGAGCTGCCCAACTACATCGCCTTCGACTGGGGCTATACGAACCCTCTAGCGGCCATTGAGTTTCAAATCGGGCCGTGGGATACCATTCGGGTCTGGCGAGTACATTACAAGGCCTACACTCAACTGTCCGAACACGTAAGGATATTGAAGGCCAGAGAGCAGCCGGAAGGCTACCACCTGGATCTGGCCTTCGGAGATGCCGCAGACCCTGAGGCCGCCCAGTACATTAGCCAGAACCTGGTACCGTGTTGGGCTGACCCTGATGCCAAGTCTAACTGGCGGGATGGCATCGACTTGATGCGATCCTTCATGAAGCCTGACTTGGAAATAAGCTTCGATGAATATGGCACGCCGACTTATGGTCCGCGGTTCTACGTCGACCATGCTTGTGCCCAGTTCATCAAGGAGATGTCGAACTACCGATCGAATGAACCGATCAAGGGTCGGAATGTGCCTGAGATGGGTCAGAAGATATCGGACCACGGTATCGATGCCCTCCGATACGGGCTAGTGCATCTGTTCCGGCTTGGTGCACACCACCTGGATGAAGTGTACGGACACATGCAGAACCATTCCAGTAGCATAGGCATAGGGCAAGAAGACAAGACCTTCCCGACGAGCCCCGGTGGCCTGATAAAGGCTGAGGCTGGCCTCTTTACTCAAGGGATGAGTTTCTGATGGCTAAGACTGAGACCCCTGTGGTCAGTTCGAACGAGGGACCCGAGCGGACACTGTCCGAGGTCTTGGGCGATGGCTACGAGGTAGTGTCCGTTCACAGTCCAGATCGACTGGCTGGCGATGGGGGAGTACCATATATAATTGTGGCCCCTACCGAACCGGCGACTGGGTTGTCTGCTGCCGCAATAACGGGCACAGCGACGAGGGAGATTGGGTCGACGAGCCCGAGCCCTTTCACCTCCTGGACGAGGACGGAATACAACCGAGCCTTGATTGGGCTCAAGGGTCTCCAGAAGTACGACGAGATGCGTCGCAGCGACGCCACCGTCCGTTCAACCTTGAGAATGATCAAGACGCCTGTCCTGGCTGCCCGTTGGTACGTCGAACCAGCGAGTGACTCCACTCGGGATAAGAACGTTGCGGACTACGTCTGGAAGTGCTTCACCGAACACATGTCGATCTCCTGGCCTCAGCTTCTGACTGAGGCTCTGTTGATGGTCGACTTCGGCTACTACATGTTCGAGAAGGTCTTTCAGGTTCGGCAGATCGAAGGCAAGCGGAAGATAGTCTGGAAGAAGTTGGCTCCGAGGCATCCGATGGATGTCAAGGAATGGAAGTTCGACGAGAACGGCGGACCGAAGAGCGTCGTCATGTACGCTCCACAGGTGCAGGTTAAGAACGATACTTCCTGGCAGGGTGGCTTCATTCAAGGGCCGTTGCTCCAGGAGGTCGAGATCCCGATCGAGAAGTTGCTGGTCTTCACTTTCGATAAGGAAGCCGGTAACATCGAAGGGATTCCGGTTCTGCGTTCGGCCTTCAAGCACTGGTACTACAAGGACAACCTGTACAAGATCGATGCCATCCAGAAGGAACGGCACGGCATTGGTGTCCCGATCATCAAGCTGCCGCCGAACTTCAAGGACACCGACAAGACAATTGCCGACGAGCTGGGCAGAAACCTTCGAACCAACGAGCGGGCGCACGTGGTGTTGCCGCCGATGTGGGAGATCGAGTTCGCCAAGCTCCAGGGCCAGCCAGTGAATGCCCTCGAGTCGGTCGAGCACCATGACCGGGAGATCGAGAAGAACATCCTGGCTGCTTGGTTGGGTAGCACCAATGCTACCGCCGAAGAGGACCAGACGATGTTCCTCAAGGCTACAAGGTTCATTGCCGATATCGTCACCGATGTCTTTAATAAGTACGCCATTCCTCAGCTGTGCGACTTTAACTACTCGACATTGCGGACCGGGTATCCGCGACTCCGGGCGAGGCGCATTGGTGAGCAGGCCGATTGGCGTACTATGTCCTTCGCGGTTAGGAACCTTGTAGGCGCGGGAGTCATCACTCCAGATGACCCACTCGAGGACCTGCTCCGCGAAGAAATGGATCTTCCGAGACGTGATCCCGAGACGGCGCGTGCCACACCCACCCCGCAAGGCGCGCCGGATAAGGATGCCGATGAAGGGGATCCTGCTGGAGGCGGGGATAAACCTGATGACGGCACTGAGGGGGGTCGTAAGAAGGCTCCCCGCCTCCAGCCAGCAAAGCCAGCTAGAGTAGGACCTCCAAGGCAAACCAAGCCCACAGCAAAGCCTCCTAAGAGCACTGGCGGGCAAGACCGATCAGGGGGCCGCTAAGATGTTGTGGCAGTGTAGTAAGTGCCGCGAGATGAAGTCTCCTGAGTCATTCTACAAGGGTGAAGGTCGCTGCAAGAAGTGCAAGGCTAAGTACATGAAGGAGCTTCACGCGGATGGCAGGTACCATGACAAGCAGAGAGCTTGGCGTGCTGCTAATCCTGAGAAGCACGCAGCCAATGTAAAGAAGCATGGCGGCTGGACTACTACTCGGCAAGTGTACTGGGAGAAAAGAAATCGTCTTCTAGTGGAAGCCTTCGTAGAAGATATCGACCGTCAGGTAGTATGGGGACGAGACGAAGGTCACTGTCGCATTAAGTTGGTCTGTAATGGTGACTTCGTCCCCTTCGCGAAGATGGAGCTCGACCACATTATACCCGTTGTAGCAGGTGGCGCCCATGCCTACTACAACGTACAGACAGGATGCCTCCCGTGCAATCGGGCTAAGGGCGCACGGCTACTAAGCATAGGAGGATAAAAGTGACTACGGACGGAACTGGCCTGACTGGCCTAGTGCAGATTCAGCTGTTCGACCAGAACGGCGACATCAAGCTCGAAGAGGTTGTCAAGAACAAGATCACCGATGTCGGTGACGAGTACTACGCCAAGATGGGCATCGTCGCCATCAATCCGGCGAATGCTTCGGCTCCCACTGAGGCCGATGGTATGAAGCTCGGCTCTGGCGCAACTGCGGAAACCAAGGCGGGTGCTGGCGCTCACCTGGTCACTTACCTCTCTGGCTCGAACGTTGCCTTCGATGCCTCGTATCCGCAGACTGCTAACCTCGGTACAGGTCTTGGGTGGAATATCATCTACCGGACCACCTGGAACGCTGGTGTCGGTACTCATGCAGCGCTGACCGAAGCCACGATCTGCAACAACGTCGCCTCCAACCTCACAGGCACGGCTGCGAACACTATCAGCCGAGTCATCTTCTCGGCCATCAACAAGACCGCAACCGACGTGCTGGTCATCACCTGGAACCACAAAATGCTTGGCGCCTGATAGCTAAGTCTATCTAAGCGTCTAACTCGAGGATCAAGAGGGCTTAGCTAAGCTGCTCAAGCGATATGTTCCTAAGGTTAGACGCTTATAGACGCAGTCTAACTCAGAGTCTATATTATCGTGAGCGCGCGCGCTGAGTAGCGAGAGGACGGGTGACAGCCGATGACTACACTTAATGCGGTCGTCAACCCGAGTTTCGAGACTAACGCAGATGGATGGGAATCAGCAGGAGCCACTGTCTGGACTGCTGCTAGATCAACGACACAAGCTAAGTTCGGTTCGGCGTCATTAAGGATCCTTGCTGGGGCCGGAGTCGGTACTACATACAACCCGGCTACGTCGTACTCTCCGACACTTGGCATGGATGTAGTTGCTGCTGGCACACTAATCAAGGTCAGCTTCTGGCTCTGGATCCCTACAGCCCTGGATTTCTCTGCAGTCGCCGTAGCTGGGGCCGGCGACAACATCTTCGAATCGGCCCTTGACTTCACCTTCCTGAATCCTGTTGCCGGTGCAGTTACTCGTGACACTTGGCTACTGTACGAGCACGTAGGCACGGTTACCGCAGGTGAGCCGCTCCGAAGTATTCAGATCCAGATCTGGACTAATACGGATGTTGCTACTAGCACCGTAGTCTGTTACCTCGATGGCGTCAGTGTCACTCAGCTTGCTCCGTACACGAAGTCACAAACTCTAGGCCTGAGTGATACCACTGTCAGGTCATTGCAGAGTATCAGGTCGGTTAATGATACACTAGGCCTGAGCGACAACATTACCATTCGGTTGCAGAAGGCTGTTACCGATGATGCAGGGCTTATCGACACTGTCATTAGAGCCTCGACTAACAATCGGACTCACAATGACGATGCCGGTCTAGTCGATAACTTCATTACGGATCTGCATCCTGCTGGGCCGACTATCGATGACAACGTAGGCCTCATTGATAGCTTCACCAAGACCAAGACGGCGTTCGTCAGTGAAGACGAAGATGCGGGACTAGATGATGACTTCACTAGAACAGTCACGTTCAACCGACCTGTCACAGATGCTGCTGGACTCATCGACTCAGCAAGTCTGGTCGTCCAGTATGCGAGAGTACCGACAGATGATACTGGACTTACCGACAATACCATTCGCGCCAGCAGCTTTGCCCGAGTGGCTAACGACGTTGTTGCCCTTACCGACTCCGTCATCAAATCTCTCCAACGTTCTGTCAGTGACTCCGTCGATCTATCTGACGAAGCTACTCGAGTCCTTCACCGGACCATCAATGATAGCGTCGGACTTGTTGACGAATCTGCCAGCGAAGTCCTCTTCAATCGACTAGCAGATGATGATGCTGGACTAGCAGATGAAGTAAGCAAGCGTCTTGCACGTACCTTGGAAGAGAATGCCGGCCTAGTAGACCAGGCATTCTCTTCCCTAACGATGCCTCGTAGTCGCGATGAGTACCTTCCGATCGTCGACACAGTCATCACACAGACTTCGTTCAACAGGTCGAGAACCGATCCCGAGAGCTTGACGGACTCGATAGAGACCTCGCTCCGGTTCGCTCGGCCAATCACAGACTCCGTCGGGCTGACTGATAGTCTTACGAAGAGCCAGAGTCGATCTCTGTCCGACTCTGTAGCTTTGGAAGACGATGTCGTGCTGAACCTCTACCGCCTGGAGGTTATAGCTACCGATACGGTCAGCCTGACGGATCAATTTGACGTTCACCGCCGACGTCAGTTCGCTTGGACTGATGATACGGAGCTGGCGGAGAACGTCGTTACATCCCTGGTCAGCCAGCGATCGGTCACCCACAACAGTGGGCTGGCTGATCAGGTAATCATTTCCCTGTACCATATGCGGACAATAAACGATGCGGCAGGCTTGGCAGATACAATAACCAAGACCTTTGCACGCACGGTTGCAAGTTCAATCGGGCTCAGTGATGCAGTCAGCACCCCTGTGGTCTTTAGCCGAACGGTCACGGATGCCACCGGTCTTCGAGACAATACGATCAGGTCATCTTCGTTCAACCGTCTGTACAATGACTCAGCAGGGTTGACCGATCCAGTTTCATTTACTATAAGGTTCAGTCGTACCTTCAACGATGCTCTATCAATGGTTGACAATGTTTCACAAGCACGAACGTGGTACCGTTCATACACTGACAATACAGGTATCACTGATTTCTTTACCCGAGCTGCATCGTATACAAGGTTCGTTACGGACTCGACGGGTCTACGTGACCTTCCGAGTATCAAGGTTCCGACACAAGAAGAATGGGACTTCGAGTTCGGTGACCTGAAGAAGTCATGGACTTTCTCCGATTCGAAAAAGGGTTGGAGAATTGGTGACCTCAAGAAGTCATGGAGGATGACTATGGCCAACGATGTAATTGAAGTGACTGGTATAGCGTCAGAGGATATTGAAGTCACGGTCTCTGCCAAGGATTACGGAGTGCAGATCGATCCTCGAGTCGATCCTGTGCACTTTGCTATCTTGCCTCAGTATACTGTTCCGGTTGTAGACACTACCTGGTCTGCAGGTGAATGGGGCGTACGAGACCAGCCTGGCGACATGCCCGATCTGTATCTGGCTGTGTATACTATCACAGGACTTTCTCCCGGTAGGTATTCTATCTGGGTTCGAGTTACCCATGGTGTCAAGACTCCAATGGACGAAGTAGGGACACTTATCGTTCGGTAAATTTGACCAACGTGAGAAGTCCAACGGTAAGCGCTATAATAAGACAAGAAGGAGGTTAACGTGGGCAATTTCGGGTTCTGGGTCGACATGGCGAATGTCAGGCTCGATGACAAGAATGTATCGACTATCCAGGCAATGCCACTCGGATCCTACGAACACCCCGTCCACGGGAAGATCGACTTCACGCCAGACAAGCTCAAGCAGTTTGCGGACAACGTCAACAACAAGGTTCGCGGGCAGGACCTTGACATTGACTACGACCACAAGCAACAGACTGCCGAAGCTGCGGGCTGGGTGCAAGCCGCTGAGTCCACCGACAAGGGCCTGAACTTGAAGGTCGAGTGGACGAAGAAAGCCGCTGAGCGGATTCGGAACAAGGAGTACAGGTACTTCAGTCCGGAGTTCACCGACGAGTGGCAGCATCCCAAGACGGGCGCGAAGCACCAGAACGTTCTCTTCGGAGGGGCCCTGACAAACAGGCCATTCCTGAAGGACATCCTTCCCGTTAATCTGTCCGAGCTTTTCTCGGACGACCAACCATCAGGAGGCCCCATGGACCCGAAGGAGCTCCGGAAGCTCCTGAAGCTGTCCGAGGACGCCACGGACGCGGAAGTTCGGGCGAAGCTGGAGCAGCAGAGTAAGGACCCGGAGAAGAAGGACCCGGTTGTTCCCCCAACCGATCCTCCCGTCGATCCTGCCAAGGAAGAGGACGACGACAAGCCCGTTGAAGAGGACAAGGTCCTTGCTAAGCTGGCGGAGAGCAGCCCGGCGATCAAGGGTCTGCTGACCAAGCTGACCGAGACCAACAAGCGTCTTGACGAGGCTGACAAGCGCCTTCGCGAGTCTGAGGTTCGTTCCAAGATCGCCATGCTGTCGGACGGCGTTGCCGCCCTTCCGCCGTCGGTCGAGGAGCAGCTGGTTGCCGCTCTGGCCGGCGAGACTGTCGACGTGCCCAAGCTGTTCGAGGCCATGGGTACGCTCAAGAAGACTGGTTTCGTCAAGCTGACGGAGACTGGCCGACAGGGTGGTCAGGACCAGAACGGTCAGGACGCTGACGATGCGTTCTCCAAGGCGATCAAGGACCTGCAGGGCAAGGACGCTAACCTGTCCTTCGCCGATGCGGCCGAGCGGATCGCTCTCCACGATCCCGCCATGTACGAAGCGTACCGGCAGGGCTCCTACTCCTTCAAGGAGGCCTAAGCCATGGCTGACCACATCCTCACTAAGGGCTTCAAGGCCACTACGGGCAAGGCGTACATTCGCGGTCAGGTAGTTCAGATGACCGCCGCCTGGACTGTCGACGTGGCTACCGCTGGTACGCAGATCCTGGTCGGCGTGTGCATCGAAGACGTCGACCAGGTCAAGGTGGACACTGGTAAGGTCATCATCGGTGTCGACGTCGTCGGTATCACTCGATGCATTGCTTCTGCCGCGATTGTAGCCGGTGCTCGTGTCACTGCGGCTACAGGGGGTAAGATCGTCACGATGACCGCTGCGGCGGCCTTCCCCACGGTGAACTGCCTTGGTATTGCCATGGGTGCTGCCACCGCCAACAACGACGAGATCGACGTTCTGCTTACGCCAGGTGCGCGATTCTGATGGCAAGTGGCGACACTGTCTACCAGTGTGACAGCACACAGGTCCGGACCAACATGGACGGCAAGGACCCAGGTAGGAATACTGGCAACGGATTCCAGACGACACTTCAAGGGTCCGATGGAACCGTGGCGAGCATCTTCGACATCATTGGTGTGTCGAGCGGTTCGCTCAGTACACCATTCGATGCATCCAAGACGTACGACGTCATCATCAAAGAACACTGAGGGGAGGGTACCTAAATGCCGGGTTATGCACCGACTGGTTCTGGGAACGTTCATTACGATCAGTTCCTAACCAACATTTCCGTCGCGTGGCCGAACATGGAATTGGTGGGCAACCAGCTCTTCCCTCAGGTCACGGTTCGGAAGCAGTCAGACAAGTACTACGTCTTCAACGGTCGTGAGGCGTGGGTTCCTGAGGCCAGCGACGTTCGTGCGCCGGGCTCTGAGGCGCACGAAATCCCGGGCATGAAGGTGTCTCTGGACACCTACTACGCCCAGGAGCACTCGCTCCAGATCGCGGTCACGGATGAAGAGCGAGAGAACACCGACTCGCCCATGTCGCCTGACCGTGACGCTACGGAGCTCGTGACTTCCAAGGTCCTGCTGGCTCGTGAGATCGTCATGCGCGACATGGTCACCGCTACGGCTAACTACGCGACCGGCCTTTCGGTCACCCTGCAGCTGGCAGCTGATACCGTCTCTGATGGTGTCACCTACGGCAGGCAGTGGAGTGAGGCTAACTCGACTCCGATCCGTGACATCCGTAGGGCTAAGGCTAAGATGCACGCTAAGTCGTGGATCCAGCCTAACGTCGCGGTAATCCCCTACCAGGTCATGACTGCTCTGGAAGACAGTGCGGACCTGATCGACCGTATCAAGTACTCCGAGCGTGCCCTGCTGACGCCGGAACTGATCGCGACGATGCTGGGGCTGGGCAAGGTCATTGTACCTGGTGGCGGCTACAGCAACACCAACATCGGTCAGGCTGTCGTGCCTGGCTACATCTGGGGCAAGGACGTTCTCCTGGCCTACGTACCGGACCGTCCGGGCCTTCGCACGCCGGCCTTCGGCTACGAGTTCGTCTGGGGCTACGGTGGTGGTCTTGCACAGGCCGTCGACCGTTGGCGTGAAGAGCGGCGGAAGAGTGACGTCCTCCGACTCTCTCGCCGGTACGACCTCAAACTCATTGGCGTCGACAGCAGCGGTGACACCCTCGCCGGGTTCCTGTTCAAGAATGCGGTGGCGTAATGACTGACAAGAAGGAAGAAGACGGCCGTCTGGTCGCAACCACTGGTATTAGCATCGACGGCGTCTCGTACCAGAAGGGCGAGTACGTCAACGTTTCTGGTCTCGACCAGGCCGAGTTCGACTACTACGTCGAGCAGGGTATCTTCTGGACTGAGAGCCAGTGGGTCGGCAAGTACAAGGAGAAGCCAGTCGAGCACAAGGAGCCGAAGAGCTTCCCGCCGGTCGCTGGGACTTCAACGACGGCTCAGGGCGCTGCGGCTACGCAGACTGCTCAGCCGGCTCTTCGACGTGAGGGTGACACTCGTGTCGAGTCGACCACGAGTGGTCAGACTCCGGAAGAGCGCAAGGCTGCTACCACGCCGGCTCAGAGGCCTGCTCCGTCGGGCGACAGCCAGAAGGCTGTTCCGCCCAAGAAGTAGGAGAGGAGGTTCAACCCGATGGCACATGTTACTGAGTCCGATGTGCAAGCCTGGCTCGAAGAGTCTAAGCTTGAAGTTGGTACCCTGGAAGCGGAGTTTGAAGTTCAGATCGCGACCGAGGTCCTGGGTCGCATTGTGACAGCAGCGTATGATGTCACGGGTTGGACCGACTCCACTAACACGCCGGTGCTGGTCAAGAAGATCATTGCCATGCTGTACGCTGGTTGGTACTATGACAAGGTGTATAGCGAGACCAGTGAGACCAACCAATATGCACAGCGTCTAAAGCGGGCTGCCGAGACGCTGCTTCTAGGCATCATCGCAGGTACAACAGACCTCGGAGAAGTGCCTGGAATATCTGACCTAGGCAGCCCCGTGTTCTTCCCTACCGATGTTAGTAGTGCCCGGAGCCAGAATGAGTACGAAGTCGGCGATGGGCCTGCTGTGTTTGGTATGGGAGCTAGGTTCTAATGGCGACTCCTGAGAAGTTCCCAGTCAAGGGTCTTCGTATCGATGTCGGACTAAAGATGGAGTTTAGTCCGTCGATCGGTCTCCAGGCGAAGAACGTGGAAAAGTTCGGAATGGACATTCGCTCATTCCGAGAGCCACTGAAACGTTCTATTCAAGAAGTCTTAGCACCCTCGTTCCGGAAGAACTTCGATGTGCAGGGGCGTCCCACTAAGTGGGCGCCTCTTGCTGAATACACTGTCGAAGTGCGAAGCAATTCAGGACCTATCCTGGAGCGCACGGGTCAACTGAAGAGGACGATTCAGCAGTTCAACATCTGGAGTGTTGACTCGGAGAAGGCAGCCATTACGAGGTTGCCATCTAAAATTTGGTACGGAACTCTTCACCAGGCTGGCCATATGGGATTGGGTGGCTCGGCTCCCCTACCTGCAAGACCGTTCGTCATGATTCAGGACCCTGAAGATTACGACGACATTGAGGAAGTGTTCGCTCGGTGGCTCCAGGAGCGAGCGATTGCCTCTGGCGCGTTCGTCAAGAATCCTAGGGGGAAGTAATGTCCAATCTGACTGACGACCTCCAGCTAGTCACCACAGAAGTCCACAGGGTCTTTGAAGAGAATAAGGTCGCTCTCGGACTTCAAGACATCTGGTATGGTGACCAAGATAAGCTTCCCCGTATGCCATGTGCAACAATTGAGTCTGGCCCGAAGAACCGTGAGTACAATGGAGTGCCTCGTCGTACACAGGTGGTAATGGATGTCTACGTTATCATCTATCACGGAAGAGTTGCCGACGGTCAGGTCAATCAGAAGAATGCGGAACAGCTGGCGGAGAAGGCTGAGAACCTCCTGCACCAGACCGAAGACCTAAACGGACTGGTAATCGATTGCCTGGTGGTTTCTAACGAGCCGGGCTACGTTGTTCGCGGCGGAGCACAGACGAAAGCTTCTCGACTAACTCTTCGGTGCACATCCCAGAAGATGTTGCCCTACAGCGCCTAGGAGGTGCACATGGCATATAAGATAACTGTCGACCAGCCGAACATCGGTCCGGGCACGGAAGTGTTCATCGATGGGCTTGGGACGTTCAAGAACGGCGAGGCCACTGTCGTCGATGCAGACCAGGCAAACCACTTCCGTAATGCTCATGGTCGTGTAAACGACGAGGGCAAATGGGAGCAGGGTCCGACTCTGGCTCAGGCGAAGCTTGTCGGTGTGACTGTAGAGAGAGTCTCCGATAAGGACGAGCCCGAGACTAAGGTCACTCAGACCTCTACGCCGCCGGCTCCCACTAAGAAGGATGGAGGTAAGTAATGGCAGTCGGAATTGGTGCTGGCGGCTTCATGGGCATTGCCCTTGAGACTACGTCAGGCACTTACGAAGCTCCCACCAAGTACTTCGCCTTCGAGTCGGAGTCGCTGGCCTACACTCAGGAAACCAACTTCCGCCGGCCGATCAGGAAGTCCGCTTCCATCATCGGTGCAGTCGATGGTAACTCTCGAGTCGAGGGTGACATCAGCATGGAAGCATTCGAAGACATTCTCCCATACTTCCTCTACTGCTCACGTGTCACCGTTGTTAAGACTGGAGTCGCTCCTAACTTCATCTACACGGCCACGCCGACAGCAGCCGCCGTTCCTACGATGACGATGTCTGCAACGGTAGTTCGCAACGGGGTCGCCTTCGGCTATAGTGGCCTGGTAGTCGGCAGCTTCACTCTCACGGTCGAAGACGGCACGCTGAAGTTCAACCCGAGCCTGCTTGGTCGTGAAGAAGCTGACCAGAGCATTCCTGTTCCCATCTTCTCCATGACTACGCCGTTCGGTGCAGGCAAGTACCAGATCCAGATTCCGACTGCCAGCCAGGTGTTCGATGCTGACGGCTTCGACTTCCAGGTCGACGACAGCGCCGAGGCTCAGTACCGTCTGAAGGACACGGGCCGGGGTGCCCAGTTCATCAGCTTCGGCGAGCGCACGGTCACCTTGTCTATGGAGCGTGACTTCGAGAGCCGCACCGAGTACGATGCCTACAAGGCTCTGACGAGCCAGAGCATTACGCTCACGGCCACCAAGGGAACGAACAACCAGATCTCCGTTGTAATGCCCGCTGCTATCAAGGACGAGTACACTCTTGGCCTTTCGGGTCAGGGCGACTTGATCCGTGCGAGCATGACCTACAACGGTGTTATTGATGCTTCCGGCAACGACTACACTCTCGTAGTCAAGAGCCAGGAAGACATCACCCCCTAATTAGGATCACGCCCCTGTGGTCTTAGTATACATCATAGGGGCGTGTTCCCAAGTTTTACACTCTGAGGGAGAGTGCAAATGCCAAGGGCAACAGTTAACCTAGCCGACACGAATCGTATCGAACTCAAAACTCTTCCGGCAGCAGGTATGGAAGAGGGTGGCTTCGTCGTACTTCGGCGACTGACTTACGGTCAGAAGATCCAGCGTACGCAGATGGCTACCGAAGTCTCTATGCATCAAGATGGTAAGGGTGGTAAGAACTCCTCGCCTGAGATGCTCATGAAGATGACCACCGAGAGGGTGGCTGTCTTCGACTTCGCTAGCTGCATCGTCGACCACAACCTCGAAGACGAGCACGGTCGGAAGCTGGACTTCAAGCAGCCGCAGTCTGTGTTCATGCTAGACCCGAGGGTGGGCGAGGAAATCGCCAACCACATGGACGAGATGAATAACTTCGAGGGTGATCTCCCAAACTCCGAGACCGGGTTCGGGCCACCGTCCTCGCCCGAAGAGAACCCGAGTCTGACGTCGAGGCACTCCTCCACGTCACCAGCCTATGCAAGCAGCTAAAGTGTTTGCCTAAGGCCGGCGGTCTGTATGACCAGGACGCTCTCATGGTCTACGGTATGACAGTCGTCCTAGAGGCTCAGCAGGAGCTCGAGGAACGGGAATCGAAGAAGAAGAGGTAGGCACATGGCCCTGGGCGCACGAGAGTTGCTCCTTGTTCTCCGCGCGAGAGACGAGGCTACTCGTACTGTGAATGCCCTTGGGCGTTCCATGCGGAACTTGGACAAGGATGCGAAAGCAGCCATTACTGCCCAAGCTAACCGGGGCCAAGCGCTTTCCTCTGCCGGTGTTGGTATTGCTGGCATCGGTGTTGCTATGGCAGGTGCTCTAGCGCAGATGACCAATGCGGCAGTCGAGTATGAACGACAGTCAGCATTGACCTTCACTCAGCTTGACAATGTGAAGGGATCTGTCAAGGAGATTGAGGATATCGGCAAGCGAGTCGCTCGCGCCGTGCCCGCTCCTTTCGAACAGATGCAGGCTTCACTGTTCGACATCTTCTCCTCGATGGATGTCAACATGCAGGAAGCCGAAGTACTTCTGACCGCATTCAGTAAGGCTGCTGTTGCCGGTCAGGTCGACTTGCAGGAAGCTGCTCGAGGCACGATCGGCATTCTCAACGCCTACGGTATGAAGGCTGGAGACGTCCACAAGATCAACGACGTCATGTTCCAGCTGGTCCGTAAGGGTGTTGGCACTTATGGCGAGTTCGCAAGGACTATCGGTAGAGCGGTCCCGTCAGCTGTCCGTGCTGGGCAGTCGATCGAAGACCTTGCCGGTATGATGGCCTTCCTGACTCGAAATGGTTTGAGTACGGCGATGGCAGCCGCGTCAGCTGGTCGAGCTCTGGATGCCATTTCGAATCCGAAGACGATTGAGAAGTTTGCCGACCTTGGAGTAAAGGTAGCCGACGCCAACGGTAAGTTCCGACCTATGGCCCAGATCATGAAGGACTTGGGCATAGCGTTGAAGGATCTTCCGCCGGCCGAGAAGGTTGAAGTACTGCAGGAACTCTTCAAGGGCTCCGGTGGTACAATTCAAGCAAGACGTTTCATCGACATTGCCATCAAGCAATACCCCCAGCTCATCGACCTTACCGAGTCTATGGGTAAGGCAACTGGTGAGATGGATGAGGCCTATGGTGTAATGTCTAAGACAGGAGCCTCGTCTATTCAGGACTTGAAGAACAACTGGGAGATCTTGCAGGTTGAGATTGGCTCGGCCCTGATTCCCGTTCTCAAGGACCTGACTGTTTACTTGAAGCAAGCCTTCGACTGGTGGTCCTCTCTGTCTGATGGACAGAAAAAGGCTGTCGGGATTACTGCTGCCGTTGCAGCTGGGTTGGCTATCCTAGCCGGTATAGTCCTAGTGGTAGCTGGAGGCATTGCACTCCTAGCAGCTGCTGCTGCCGCAATCGGTATTGCAATGGGCCCGTTCATTCTGATCATCGTCGGAGTCATTGCTGGAATCATCGGACTCGTTGCGGCGGTTAAGTCCTTCTGGGAAGCCGGTGGACCGGTTGTAGACCTTGTCAAGACTCTCTTCCAGTGGATGGGCACACAGCTTAAGGGTGCCTGGGACGACCTTGTAGCAGCCATTCAACCCATTCTGCCAATCCTTAAGTTCGTCGGTATGATCATCGGTGGCGTAGTCATTGTAGCTCTGCTAGCCCTAGTCGGAGCAATTAGAGTTCTGGCTGCTGCACTTAAGATTGTCATCGACGTCTTGTCTTGGCTCGTCGAAGCAATCATTGGCGGAGCTGTCACTGCCTGGAATACCCTCTATGGCATCGTTGAAGGATTCGTCAATGGTGTTGTAGGGTTCTTCCAATGGCTATATGATGTCCTGATCGGGAACTCCATCATCCCCGATCTGCTTAATGGCATCATTCAATGGTGGAAGAATGGCGTTAAGTGGCTGACGGATATCTGGAACAAAATCCGAAAGACTGCCATAGCCATTTGGGAAGGTATCAAGAAGTGGTTCATTAGTCATGTGAAGTCCATACTTAATGCCTTGGTCAGCTGGGCTGCTGACATGATGACCAGATGGAATAAGTTTTGGAGTACTGTCCGTGGCCTTTGGGACCTAGGCATTAAGTTCGTCAAAACCGTTTGGAACAACTTCCTCACTGGTCTTCGGACTGTTTGGGAAAAGCTGACCAAGCCCATCACGGACAGGATCAACACCTTCGTTGAGGGTGTCAAGAAAGCCTTCACGAATGCTAAAGAAAACGTCATACGGATCTGGCAGTCCCTTCAAGGGCCGTTGAAGGTTCCGGTTAACTTCATGATCGGAATTTACAACAACGGCATCAAGCGACTGGCAGACAACCTAGCCGGCTTTGTGGGAATCAAGGCTAGGCTTCCTTCCATCGGCAAGTTCGCTGCAGGTGGTGTGCTCCCCGGCTACACGCCAGGTAGAGACCCATACGCAATGCCGATGGCGGCGTTCTCTGGCGGCGAAGCTATCATGAGGCCAGAGTTCACTCGTGCCGTGGGAAGCGGCTTTGTCGACAGGGCTAACCTTGTAGCCAGACAAAGCGGAGTCGATGGCGTCCGTAAGTGGATGGCCCAGGGCAATCAAATGGGTGGCGAAGGAATGGCCTTCAAGAATGGTGGGATCATTCAGCGATTCGCCAATGGAGGCATCTTCGAAAAGATCGGCAACTTCATCTCGGGCATCAAGGACTTCACGATCACCAATGTCAAGAAGGCCGCTGGCGCTCTACTGGACAAGATCTTTGCTGGCGCCATTCCTGGTGGAGGCATGATCAAGGATCTCATTACCAGGGTTCCGGTTTGGATGAAGGATGTTCTACTTAAGTGGATCGATAACAAGGTCACTAGTATGGGTGGTGGCGGCACCTGGAGTGGCAAGGGTTCGCCGGCTGCAATGGCATTCGCCAGAGCTCAGAATGGTAAGCCTTATATTTGGGGCGGTGCTGGTCCTCGAGGCTATGACTGCTCCGGCTTCATGGGCTCCATTCAGAATGTGATTCGCGGTAGGAACCCATACAGCCGACTGTATAGCACACACTCATTCGGCGCCTCTGGTGGACCTGATGGGATGCAGCGTAACCTTCGATCCGGCTTCATGGTAGGTGTGACCAATGCCGGAGTCGGTCACATGGCTGGTACGCTCATGGGAGTCAATGTCGAGTCCCGAGGCAGTCGAGGAGTCATCGTCGGTGGTGGAGCCCGAGGCTTCAACAACGGACTCTTCCCGTATAGGTACGGTCTCAAGTTCGACAATGGTGGATATCTCCAGCCAGGGCTGAATATGGCAAGGAACCACACGGGTCAGAGAGAGCGAGTGCTAGACCCGGATGAGACTAAGGCCTACGAGCGTGGTGGAAGAGGTCAGCAGAACTTCTACATCTACACGCACGAGATCAATCCCCGATACCATGCCGCTCTGCTTGGTGCTGAGTATGAGAGGAGAAGTGCTCCCTAATGGCCGTCCCATCTCTTGGCGACTATGAGTACCAATACGACGAAGCCTCTAATGGTGGCATACTCCTAAACGATGATGCTGCAGGCATTGCAGCATCATTGCCCTTCATTGACATTACAAATGTCAGCGGACTAGACAGTGCTGAGTTTAGAACGGCCACCAGCCAGCATGAAGGTGTCGACGGTAGTTGGATTGACTCCGACTTCATGCAAACACGGACCATCGTGATCGACGGAGTCATCTACGCTAGTCCGACCAACGCCGAGCCTATCTGTGATAGCCTGAAGGGTAACTTCGAACCGGGAGGCGACAAGGCCTTCTACTTCAAGCATCCAGGAGCCAACCAAAGGTTCTGCTATGGCAAGTCGCAAGGTGTGAGATATGACATTGCAAGCTTGCGACGCACCGGACAGACAGCTATGCAGGCTACCATCGTCTGCGGTGATCCTTACATCTACGATGTAACCTTCACTAGCACTCGAACGGCTAACACTTCTGGGAACTTGAACCCTGGAGGCAATCATAATGCGTGGCCCATTGTTACGGTTACTGGCCCTTGCAGTTCTGGTTACACTGTGCGTAATAATACTTTGGGTCGAATCCTCACGCTGAACCAGTCACTAAGTGCCGGGCAGACTCTAGTCATCAACATGCGGAAGCGAACCGTTATGTTGAATGGGACTGCTAACAGAAGAGGCATTGCTGCCGGTCAGTTTTGGTGGCTGAACAAAAACACTAACAACTCCCTGCAGTTCACTGTCAGTGGTAGCACTGGTGCCACTACAATGGTGACTGCAGGAAATGCGACGTACAACTAAGGAGGTATCGTGGCTGCAGAATACTTCTACGTCGTTGCGGACCTCAGGAACGACAACATCCTCGGCGAGATTCCTGTTGAGGGTGTTAGCTTCGACACCATCCTGAATAGTGCAGGCAACTTCCAGGGCGCTACGCACCTAGACAACCGAATGCTAGACAATGACACTCTGATTGATATCACGCCTCCAGGTAGAACGTCGCTGTTCATTTACAAGGAGTCAGAGATCGTCTGGGGTGGAATCATCTGGGCACGCTGGTATCAGTCACAAGGTAAGTCACTCCAGTTCAGTGCTCAGACATTCGAGTCATATGCATATCGTCGAGTACGCAGACCTCTGGTGCCTCAGATATACACCCTGAAGCAGACAGAGATCATCGACGCTATGTGGGGCGACATGCAGACGCTCAACCCCTACAGTAGCATCGGAGTTGGCAACCCTGGATGGGCTGCTGGGTCTGATGTCGTTCGCACCGTGACACTCAACCCTTGGGACCTTAGAACCTATGGGGAGACGTTCGACGAAATCACGGGCTACGACAACGGATGCGATTACCGCATTCGAGTCTACGAGGATAATGGCGTCCCGATCAAATACCTCGACTTGATGTACCCACGTCTTGGCTCAGGGAGCATTACCACGACACACAACGTTCTGGACTATCCAGGCAACATCAAGAACTACTACTACACCGAGAACGCTTCCGAAGGTAACACGAAGTACTTTGCCGCAGGCGACGGAGATGGCAAAGGCAAAGTTATCGGTACGGCAGAAGACACAGCGAAGATGGTGTCGGGTTATCCCCGTCTTGACAAGGTCATTTCTGTCCAGGGTGTATCAATTCTGGCTTCCGCGACTCGTAAGGCACAAGCGGCTCTGTTAAAGGGTCCCGTACCTCAGGAGAAGTGGCAGTTCGAAATCTCAGGCAGTGACGCTCCGGTCTTCGGATCGTACACTCTGGGAGATAGCTTCCAAGTCAACATAGAAGACCCTCGCTTCCCAAGCGGAAGACAGACAACCATTCGAGTAGTAGGTTGGACTGTTAGTCCTCCTACTTCCAACAGCACCGAAGAAATTAGCCTTATCCTGGAAGAACAGGAGAATGTCTAATGGTTCAGTATAGGAGACCTGCCGATAATGTGCGTGTACAGGTAGAACAAGATCGTCGCCTTCTGAACCTGGAGCTTGATGCTCGGGGTTCTGTAATGTACACTTACTCTCCTGCCTGGGATGCGGCTACTACTAATCCATCAATTGGCAATGGTTCATTGACTGGTGAGTATCGTCGTGTAGGTACTCTAGTCATGCTAAACATTCGCCTCGTGATTGGAAGCACGACCAACGTAGGCACAGGTGCTTGGAACTTTCAAGTACCATTCGAAGTCGATCCTGGGTATTGGATCGGATCGGCTGCAGGCTACAACGATGATCCCGGCGAATGGTGGGCAGGTATATGTATGATTGAGCCTACAGGGGATGCAACTAAGAAGGTCGTTGCTGCTCTAGGTCAGGCCACTCAACGTTGCCGGCTTGATGTACCATTCAGTTGGGATGTTGATTCCTCGTTAAGTATGAGCATATGGTACAATACGACGGAGTAAATTAATGACTGCCTTCCTGCGAGCGTGGAGCCAATACCAGTTCGAGCTGTTCGTTGCCGCACTGTGCATGTTCGTGGGTTTGCCACTAGCTTTAGGAGTTGCTCCTGCCCCCACTTCAATAGCTGCGACGTTACCCGATTGGACACTCTTCTTCTGGGGGGCTTCATTGTCTCTTGGCGGAGCGTGTACCGTAACCGGAATTCTCTGGCGTGCCTACAACAGGTTGCAGTTCGTTGCTGGACTACTTGTTGAGAAGGCCGGCATGCACTTGCTGGGAGCGTCTTCTGTAGTACTGGCCTTAGCAATAGGGGTCTATGCAGGAGACATTGGCATACTCACAAGTGGCATTTTTGGTGCCCTCTTCTGTGCATGCGTGTCGAGAATTCGGACGATCAACAAGGAGGTTGCAGTTGTCCGGGAGCATGGTGAAGGTCAGTGACTACTGATCTATTACCTATCATTATATCTGCCATCGTTGGCGGAGGCTTCGCAACAGGCTTAGCGTCACTGATAGGTGCCTTTGGTGAAAGAAAAAAGGTACCTGTCGATATCACCATGACCTCCTTGGGTGGCGCCGAGAAGGCTTTGCTGGTAATGAAGACTTTTCTAGACGAAGCCGAACAAAAGATCGCGGCCCTCAAAGAAGAGATGGCCGAGGATCGGGCTAAGTATAGGAACGAACTTATAATCAAGGACAAGGAGATAGCTGACCTGCAGACTAGTATTCAAACCATTAGACACCAGTTCAATGAATTGGCGGCTCAGCTAGACCGGATCCAACGACAAGCACAGGCGGTGCGAAATGACAACAATAATCATACCTCGTAAGTCCTGGGGCGCCCAGCGTCTCGGCAACGACTTCGGGCAGATGCGTGACATCCTCGGAGTTACCATCCACTGGAATGGTCCCGGGATGAGGAACTATACTCACGGGTCGTGTGATGACCGTCTTCGCAACATGCAGCGGTATCACATCCAGGGCAACGGATGGAACGACATCGGCTACAACTTCATCGTGTGCCGACACGGTTCTATCTACGAGGGTCGTGGTGACCGCGCTGTCGGTGCTCACGCCGGTGCGTCTAACATCGGGGGAAACAGTCGCTGGTATGGCATCCAGGCCATGATCGGAACCGGCGACGTAATCACGAACGAGCTTCTCGAGGGCCTGAAGAAGGCTGTCGAGTACTGCCGCGCTAAGGGTGGAGCCGGCAAGAAGGTCAACGGACACCGAAGCCACCACGCCACTGATTGTCCAGGTGACAAGCTGTACACCTGGGTTCAGAGGGGGATGCCGATCAATTCGGAGCCCAAGCCCCCTACACCGCCCAAGCCGAAGCCCCCACAGGAGGAAGAGAAGATGGACTACTCTCACTTCGCCAACAGCCCGCAGAGCTCGAAGGACGTTCCGTCGGACGAGTGGGTTGATGTTCCCTTCGACACCGAGCACGCTGACCCGACCGGCAGCCACCTCGATGGTGGTGCCAACCCGACGATCCTGCTGGGGGATCGGGAATACAACGTGGCGGCGTTCGTCGCGCTCGAGGGCAGCAACCTCGCGGGCACGGTCGTTCAGATGCGGGCGGCCGAGTACAAGTTCGTCAGGGCCACCGACACCCAGCCGGCAAGGGATGAACTCGTCTCCGAGGGTCAGCCTGTCACCACAGTGCTGAGCTCTGACGGTACCGCGGCCATGAGTGACATCGGGCACTGCAACGATGGCCTCAAGCTTCGCATCCAGGTCCGGCACAACAACGCGGGTGTGCTGAAGATGGTCGGGGCGAGCGCTCGGCTGTTCAGCCAGGAATCGTAGGAGGAGACATGACACTCAGCAGCGACGGGCCGGTCGAGAAGAAGGTCATGGCCGCTACGGCCACGGCGTTAATCACCAGCTTCATCCTGGCCTACCTGATGAAGGAGTGGCCCTGGCTCATGCAGTTCAACGATCTGCTGGAGGTCGCCATCTCCGCCGTCATCGTGGCTGCCCTAACCTGGGTCGTCGCGTTCTACTCCAAGCATACGGCTCGCAACGACGTTGGTACTCGTCGCACGGGCACGAGCGACTCGATTCCCCCTACTGGCTAATTTAGCCACACAGACCGCCAGCCAGCACCTACGCCCATCCCTCAGGTGCTGGCTGGCAATCTCTTTGCCTAAACTAGTAGACCAAGTTGGAGCTGCCTCATGATAGGCGGGTACTCCATAGTCTTGATCAGATAGGTCAGCAGGTGTTGTGCCGCTGCCCTAGCATCCTTTCGGCCGTTGGTCAAAGACCACAGGTTGAAGATTTCCATTTTCCGTTTGTCGGCGAACTTACGTTCGTGTGGCATCTGGCTGACGAGATTCAGAGGGCCTGGTCGTAGCGCGGAGGCCAGCTTGATGGCGCCGATGTACTCGGGTGCCATGAAGTCTAGCCCTTCTCTTTCCGAGCCGTCATCCTTCTTCTGAAGGTGCCACCGCTCGAAGCCGACTGTGTAGTCGAAGTCGCTATGCTGGATGCCTATGAGTCTTTCGATGGTTGTATGGTGGTCAGGGTGTTCGATCTGACCAATGGCGAACTCCATGTTGTAGTACTCGATACCGTCGGGTCCTTCTACTTCTCGTGCTGAGAAGGTGGCCCAGCCGGTAACGCCTCCTGGATCAAAGAAGATTATCTTCATCCGTGAGTACTCCTCTTGCCTTGAGCACATGCAGCCAAGCTAGCACCTGTGCGTGAGGGTAGCCGCTAACCCAGATCAGTCGGCACGGTCCTATACCTCTAAGCTTTACCTCATGGTACGATTCTTCTCCGATCCAGATGAGGCTCGGGTCCCTTGGATTGATCTCCTGGACGTTGCACCAGTGTTCGAAGCCTCGATGGGTTCGTGCGACTACGATCTTCTTCATGCCTGAGGGTAGTCCTTGATCGGACGCGGTAGCGGACGGTCGGGATGACCCATCGGCAGCTCTTCGGCGTACCGACGGTGATCGTGATGGCTCATCGGAGTCTCGGCGTGCTTCGGGTCGGGCGGGATGGAGTCGTAGGGGTTATCTTCTGCTATACGAACGGTGGAGGAGTCCTCGACGATGAAAGGCTCTACTACCGTGCGGGCGTACTTCTCCGGGTCGAACGGCTCGTCTGGCCTGTCCTTGTTTCGGTAGATGGCGACGATCTCGTCGGCGCTACGATCCCAGTCGACGTTGACGCACTCGTAGGTACGGCCGATGTGTTGGAACGTCTCTCCGATCACAGGAGCCGAATCCCCCTGGAGAACGAAGTCCTGTAGGTGCTGCTGGAACTCCTGAGCGTTCCCCTGCTGCTCATCCTCTGTCATTGTACACTCGCCTTCTCGACCCTGTGGTCTCTATGTCTCTTCTTGTGTGAGTCTAACTTGCGATCTAACTCGCGGATCTTGTGAGCTACAGTAGCTATCGCAGAGCGCTCGTCCTCAAGTCTAACAGTAGATCTATAAGGTCTAACTATCAGTCTAAAGAACGAGCGAGCTCAGCGCTAACTCAAGATCCGTTTTGTACGTCTAGTTCGGCGTCGATGACTTCGAGCTGGGCCTTAAGTTCCTCGAGTCGGGATACCAGCAGAGCACGACGCCGACGGAGACTAGTCTGCCCTCGCTTCTTGACGATGATATTACTAGGGTCCAGATTCGACCTATCGCCATCCACGAACGAAGCAAATTCGTCCGGACCGAGAGGGCGCCCAAGTTTCTTCTCCGCCACAAGACGGTGCGTAGCCACCCAGGCACCGTCCACCCGAGTGTGATGATACCCGTTCTGGTTGACAAAGGTAGCTCCGTCGTCGGCTGACTTACCTCGACTCACCCGGATTCCCCTCAGCGAGTATGTCATGGATGTGCTGGGAAGCGAGATGAGGGTCTCTACACTCCGTGGCTGCCCGCAGGTGCGTAGGCATCGAGCACACGCTCATACCGTTGACGACGTATTGTGCGTCTTGTGTGCCAGCTCCTCTGAGCCAGCAGAGGATGCACTTCACTAGACATCACCCCAATTGTCCCCGATGGTGACATCACAGGCGAAGTTAACATAACCTTCGACTAGCTTGTCGGCATGTGCAATCATCGTTGACCGCATCATCTCCCCTACTTCTTCGGCATCTCTTTGATGGCACTCTGCCATAAGAGAGTCATGAACGAGGTTCCTGAAGACCGCCTTACCTCTCAGGGCTGGTCGTAGCTCCGTAAACGAAGAGAGGCAAATGTCGCTGGAGGTACTCTGGGGAAGGAAGCTGAGTCCTTCCTTGATGGTACTCTTCCTGTTGTTGTCGGTAATGAGCCAGAAGCGACGATGACGGCCGAAGGGTGTAACCAGGTCTTCGCCGTCCAGAATACGTCTCTCGACGTCCTTCTGGAAGGCCACGATACTTGGGATAACGTCAAAGAACGCTCCCATGCCTCGCCTAGCCTCGGCGACAGAGATCTTAAACTCCTCGGCGATACTGTACTCTTCTCGGCCGTAGGCAAGTCCGTAGACATACGCCTTGACTCGAATCCGGAGCTCCTTGAGCTCAGGAGCCGATAGAGTCGATACATCACCATAAAGCACGGGTCGGAGTTCAGTGAACAGGTCACGAGTTGGATCATTGAAGATACTGCGGAAGTATTCGTCCTTGGCGAGGAAGGTAAGCACACGCAGTTCAGCTTGAGAATAGTCCACGGAGACGAAGACGTTGTCAGGCTTGGAGGGAACGAATTGTCGTCTAATGATCGACTCTCGAGGGATGTTTTGCAGGTTCGGATTTCTGCACGCCAGACGTCCAGAAGTTGTTCCGTGAACAAGGAAGTTGGGGTATACCCTGCCCCGATACATACGCTTGCGGATGCCCTTGACGTAGGTGCCGTAGAGCTTTGCCTCGCGACGATGGCGAAGGAGCGTACTGCAGAACGCCAGGAGTCCATCCTTGCCTTGCTTGGCTGCACGCTCGACAAGGCCTGTGAGAGTCTCTTCATCCGTCGAGAGAACCTTGACACCATACACCTCCTCCAGCGCTTCCTTGACCTGCTTGGGGGACCGAGGGTTGAAATTGAGGTACTCCGGGTCAGCAAGGATGGTACGGATCTCATCCTCGATGACAGCGAGACTGTCGAGGTATCCAGTCATGAGCTGGGTGTTGTACTTCAGGTCAATGGTGATGCCGTTGAGCTCGACGAACTTGAGCTCGTTGGCGGCAGCCACTAGCCTGTCATGCATGTGCCGGAGACCCTCTTTCTCCAGCCTCTCCATCCAGTACTCGGCAGCCTCCCAGGTGATAGCGCAGTCATAGGCGTTGTACATGTCGAGCTCGTCGACCGGAATGACTCCGTAGCCCAACGTCTTCGGGTTGTACTTGTCTAGTGCGTGCTTCCAGTCTGGTGTGCCCAGGATCTCGGTACCCATGTAGCCGAGCGAATGGATTCCCGGACGCTCGTCACAGACGTAGGAAGCGATCATCGTATCGAACCAGATGTCGACGTTACCTATCTGGGGATACATTCCGCTAGCGTCGTACTTGCCGTTCTGTGCAATGACATTCTTCTTACGGAAGAGTCTGAGCAGCGCCTCCCACACCCTGTGGTCTTTGAGGGCCTCCCGCTCGATGACGACTACCTTGCCCTTAGCGTAGCAGACGCCGACGCACAGGATCTCGTAGTTGTTCGGATGGTCGAATGCCGTATCCTTCTCGGTGTCCGTCTCGATGTCGACGACGATCCGATCGGTGGGATAGTCTATGAGCTGTTCGATGACTAGTAGAGAGTCTTCGACATGATGGTACACGACGTACTGCGGAGGCTCCCAGGTACGAACCTTCAGGTTAACCTTTCCGACATCCGTAACTAGATGCGGAAAGAAGTCCCCTGATCGGAGGCATGCTGCCGGGTGAAACGTAGGTATGACCCGGACTCCATCCAGATACGGCGACGTCCTCCCGAGTCCAGGTCGGAGCTTCGTAACACCATCACTAGTCGCCAGTAGCGACTGTGAGGCAGTGTTACCCATAGTGACCACATTCGTAACGCCTCGCTCTTGTAGCTCCGCCAGTAGACGGGGCCTACATGCTTTGACTGCCGCAGCAGGCGGTGTTGCGTTTTCCGGAGGGCGGCAGTTGACTGCATTGGCGAGGACTGATTCACTTCGTTTAATGCCGTGGTGTCGAAGTACTGCATCCAGGAGCTGTCCACTGACCCCGGTGAAAGGCTTACCTCCCTTGACTTCGTTGGCGCCGGGTGCTTCTCCGACGAATGCTGTAAGAGCCTTTTCAGGTCCATCGCTGCCTACGTAGTGACCGACGTCGAATAGAGGGCAGCGTTCACACTCTGCCGAAGGATGTTTACGGTCGGACATTTGCTATCCAGTGATCCATCGTTCGGACGTTCTCACTGATGATCTCGCCGATGGAATCGTTCTCTGGCACCCATCGGAAATAGGATTTGGGTCGGCGGAGGTTCAGAGGAGCGTTCTCGAACAGGTGACCGTACATTGCCAGGTAGTACGGAAGGCTCGTGTCCATGCCTCTGATGTACGGATTGGAAGCCACGACGTAAGCTTCGTTGTACCACAGGGGGTGAGAGCCGAGGAGGTGGATGTCGATTGGCCTTTTGAAGTTGTTCTTGATGATGCTGGCCAGATGCCCTCGGAGAGCTGCACCGAACCGATTCTGCTCGATGGTGTCGAAGAGCAGCCGAGGAAGTCCGATACAGGTGACCTGCTCGAACTGTTGGGCATACATGGCCCGCTTGAGAATGCCAGCGAGCGTCCTACCGTGGACGACGTACATGTGATTGAAGCTGGGATTGAATTCCCAGGAGTCCAGGATAGCCTGGGTGGTGTCACCTTCGCCCATGCGGTCAGTGATGACCACCTCGTGAGCTGAGGCCTTCTCTGCCACCTGGTAAAGAGCTGCCGGGGCGATGTGATCACCCTCTGCGGCTCCGTTGTCCATGATGCGGTACTGTTCGACGAGAGAGTCCGAGTGCAGTTCGGCGTACCGCTCGTCGTTCATGAGCTGAGGCAGGAGAAGCTGGTAGTCCCGGAAGAAGGTATCTTCTGCCAACTTCAGTGGTGGGATGGTGGCTAACTTCATGAGCCATTCCATTCTGCTCCGACGGCCTTGAAGGCTGCAGGACCGAGGTCATGGATTTCATCCTCGCCGAACTTCTTGTCGAGGTAGTCGTTCATCAGCATCAGCCGGATGAACGTGTAGCGAGCGTAGTTGGAAAGGTCGATGATCTCCTGCATCGCCTCTTCGAGGGTGTTGACCTGGAGGAACTTGCCCTCGCCGTACTTCAGCGAGCCTAGCGTATGCCTCTCCTGACACATGCGGTCGAACTCCTGGCTATACCGCTCGACGGCTTCCGTGACCGAATCGGGCTTGGTTGAATCGACGCTTGTCATCATATACCCTTTCGATGTTGATGCCCATGGCTGCGGCGGCGTTCATCCAGTAGATCAGGATGTCGACCATCTCTTCGTGCAGTTGAGGAGTGGCGTCGGCCATAGTGATGGAGCCGCGCATGACCTTCTTCATGACGTTGCAGGCTTCTCCCATCTCGCCCATCATGGCGAGCATCAGGAAGAAGGGATCTCGTGCGTGTTCTGGGAACCACTCCTCACTATCCTGGAGGCACTGTTCTGACATCTCCTGCAGTTCCATCTTCGATCCTTTCGACTGGAAGGACAACAACGATGTATGAATGTCGTTGATGCCCAGTTATGACTTGTGCAGCCACCTTGTGAAAGGTTTCTGCTTCCCCGCTGTCGTACACGAGGGTGACCCGATCCAATGTCAGGTCACCCCGCAGCACGGGCTCACATTCAGTGTCGCCCATTGAGTCCGGCAAGAAATTCAGCCTTTGCAGTTCGGTCGTGATCGGCGAAGACGCCCTTCACCGAAGTCGTACGTGTCTTGGTACCCGGACTGTGCACGCCTCTGATCGTCATGCAGAGGTGTTCAGCCTCCATGACTACGATGAGACCCTTCGGGTCCAGATGCAGCTCCAGCCACTTTGCTACCTGACTGGTAAGCCGCTCCTGAACCTGGAGGCCTGCAGCGTGCCACTTGACGACGCGGGCGAACTTACTAAGTCCTGCTTCCAACTTCTCGGGCACGTAGCCGATGTGTGCTAGGCCTATGAAGGGAACGACGTGATGATTGCAGAGGCTGACGAATGGGATGTTGTAGACCGACACCATCTCGTCACCGCTTGCAGGGAAGACCTTCCACTTGATGTCTTCCGGAGTAGTCAGTTCACGAAGCATCTTGACGAATCGTTTGGGAGTATCCATCCCGTGCTCATCCGTCTTAAGCCCTGTGGTCTCTGTGAGCAGGTGTCGCGCGCTTTCCAGAACGGAAGCTTCGTGGTGCATCTCGATCTGAGTCACGCCAGGACCTTTCTTGAAGAAGCCATCGGCTCCGATGTAGTCGCTCATCGTCCACGCTCCTGCGGGTCCCAGATCATGTTGTGGAGTTGCACGTTCAACTTCCAGTTCAGTTTGTTCTGGAGGACGAAGTCGACGATCTCGGCGTTCGTCAGAGGACTGTCCCATACTCTGCCGACGAAGATTGAAGGTAGACCAGGAGCTTGCTCGAGGTCGTAGTTCTGTGCAAGCTGAAAGGCCTCATTGAGGTCCTTCATCGTCTTGCAGGTGAACTTGATGACGTGGTTGTCTGGATGAATACATCCGTACAGGTTGTCGATGTTTTTGATTCGTACCGTGTCGAGAGGGTCTTCTCCACTGTCGGAGAGCTTCCAGTCCACGACGAAGTTTATGACGTCCAAGAGCGGCTCGGGGTAATGAATCGTTCCGTTGCTAAACATCTCTACCGTGAAGTGCCAGTTGTCCACTAGGGACATAGCCAGGTCGGTGAGCTCCTTGATTGGCTGGAGCATCGGCTCGCCACCAGTGAGGCAGACATTGCTTGCTCCAGTCTCGGCACGCATGTCAATGATCTTACCGATAAGACCATTCGTATTGCGAATGTCATGATCCGTAGCATCACGAACCGGAACAAGCTTCTGTTCCTTACGGTACAGCTTCGGGTCGATGGCGTGCGGAGTGTCGCAGGGCCAGCCTGGGCACTTAAGGTTGCAGCCGGCGAATCTAACGAACTGCGTGGGCACCCCTACCCTTGGGCCTTCTCCTTGAACGGAAGGGTAGTGTTCCATTAGCCTTAGCATCGTCCACCTTTCGATGTGATAGGACTACAGTGAGCTCGCCGGTTGTTTCTTTTATGCCGAAGTTACGAAACCAGGCTTCGGTTTCCTTTTCGGAAGTCTTATCCCGAATGATGTATGAGAGGAGGTATCCTATGATGGATAAGAACATCACCACTGCCATGATGCTGAGCAGACTGGCTACCAGCCTAGTGATCTCCATCCGATTCCCCTTCGAAGATGACTCCGGCTCCGTTCACCGATGTCTCTGAGACATGAACGGTGAGGGTAGGAATAGCGAAATGGTTCTGTGACCACTCTGCGATCCAGAGAGCCAGGTTCTCTGTCGTCGGATCTCCGCCTACGGCGATGAGTCCTGGCAGGAAGTTGACGTGGATATTGCCAATGTCGACGCCCAGCGGCCCTGCGAACGGGTCATTCCTGTTCAGCAGGAGGTGGTGGTCGTACTGTGTGTCTAGGTAGTTTCGGAAGCTGTGCTTGACCTGGCCGAACTCCAGTGCCTTGCCGAAATGGTTCTGGAGCATACCCTGACCATTGACCGTACCGTAAATCTTCAGGGAGACCCACATCGAGTGGCCGTGAATGTTCTCGCACTTACCGGGGCTCTCGAAGAGGCGATGTGCTACTTCGATGTTGTGACGTACTTCGATATACGCTTTCATCATTCCTCCTCATCCGTTCCCTGAGCTGCAGCCCAGTATGCTAGTAACTTGAGAGCCTGCTCTTCTGTGAAGCCAACTGCTATGTAACATGTAAACAGCTCATGCTGATGCCGTGCTAGTGACATTAGGGGAGTAGTAAATTCGTCCATGGATTTCCTTATGTGCGGGGTACCCCTCCCGCTCCCGACGCGAGCTAGTCTCCTCAAGGCCCTACAGCATTCAGTGGGCAATGGTCGGCCCTCATGGGTACTAGACTACTTCAGGGGACTGAACGACCGTCTTCCAGTACTCCTTGTCAGCGTACTCGGTCTGGTCGTACTGGGTGTAGCCGGAGATGTCGATGGCCTCGAGCCGCTCGACGCAGGTTCCGCACTTCCCGCAGTGGACTTCGCCACCCTCATAGCAGGACCAGGTCTCGTGGAACACGACGCCGCTCTGGAAGGCCAGATAGGCTATCTGGGCCTTCGTCATACGAGCGAAGGGGGTGAAGACTTCGAGGTAAGGGTTGGAGAGACCCTCGTTGCCGAGCCGGACGGTCTTCTGCAGAGCGTCGATGAACTCGGGGCGACAGTCCGGGTATACGAAGTGGTCGCCTCCGTGAACACCTGTGCCGATCATGGCTGCGCCATTAGCTACGGCTACGCCAGCAGCGATGCTCAGCATGATCATGTTCCGGTTAGGAACAACCGTTTGAGTCATTGTCGCTTCGGCGTAGTGACCCTGAGGTACGGGCATCTTGCTGCTGGTGAGCGACGAGACGGCGATGAGGGGAGTGATCGAGGACAAGTCGATCGTGTGATGCTGGATGCCTCGCTTGCCGCAGAACGCGGTAGCGAACCAGAGTTCCTTCTTGTGCCGCTGTCCGTAGTCGAACGAGAGGGCGATAACTTCTTTCCCGTCGTTCATCAGGTGCTGGACTAGCGTACATGAATCAAGCCCACCCGAGAGGATGGCAACTGCCTCAGCCATTTAAACCTCTTCCTTGATTGCAGTGTATATGGTTGTTTGTCCCATTTTCACGGAGCTGACCATGCCTCGCTGCTCGAGGGTGGTGAACACTTGGTCCGCCATCTTGGCATCGAGATGGTAGTTCGACATGAGGGCGGCTCGGGAAAGGCCAGACCCTCCACTCCGTCTGATCTGCTTGAAGATGATGTCTAGTTGCTTCTCGTTCTTTCCCTTTCCGACATTCAGGATAATTTCCTTGGCATACGCACGCCACGATTCCCCGTAGTATGCTGCATGGATAATGTCACTGGCTTCGACTTGCAGATCACCTTCTGGCCTCTGACGAGAGGCGGCAATCAGCATTGCGACCTTCAGTATGGACTTACCCAAACGGTCATACAGAGGGGTGTAGATTTCCGGGGCAGTACTTTGAACTCCCAGTCTGTTAAGGAGTCCTTCAAGCTTGTTGTACCGTACCCAAGCATCTTCGGTTAAGACGGTATCCCAGACCTTAGTGCCGGCCGGGACTTCGATACCGTTCAGCTTGATAACGTCTACGCGCCGATACCATTGACTAATATCCAGGAGCTCTGCCCTAATGGCATCACGTCCTGTGTTGTCTCTGGCTTGAGGGGGACCTAGGGGCTTGACCTTGGTGATGTCTGACTCTGCTGTGATGAACAAGAAGCGGGGCAGGAAGCCAGAAGCAACCTGTTCATAGGTGAGGATCTCCTGTGTCTTGGACTTGATCCCACCCGCGTAGATAATCAGGCGAGGGTCTTTGACCTCCAGGGTCTCCCTCCTCAGGACTCTCTTCTGTACCTTCCCATCGTACAACTTCGTCAGCATCTCCGCCATGCCCGCCAGATAGTCTCTCTTGCCCATCTGATCGAGCAAACCAGAAAACTCGTCGCGAAGGAATACCGATGGCTTCCCCGGCCTCGTCGTCAGGCCAACGAAGAGACCCTCCAGTGAGCCATCCGTTGCCAGAAGAATATCCTCGTCGACCTCGCTTATCAGGTCCATAGCGATGTCCATAGAGGTACTCTTCCGTGTCAGTGTGGTGTCCGCTAGGATCATAAACCAGACATTCGGGCTCATAATCCCAAAGGAAGTAGGCAACCTCACATTCCCCGATAGGATAGATGACAAGGCTACAAACGCACCCGCAACATGATACTGCGGTGCTGCATCGCCAAGGCCAGATGCCCAGGTGATGTATCTCTCGACCCAGGTTTCCTGAGTCTTCGCCCACGTCTTTTCTTCTTCCGTAACCAGGTCTGGTTCATCATGTACCTGGATGTGCATACGGCTAAGGTTATCTACTTGCCGTGCGTGAGCTCGGCAGACATCCTTCCAGAGATGAATGTCTGGTCTCTGGTCACGCGTGTACTTATTGCACGCGGCTGCCTTGGAGACGACGAAGATTTCTTCCCGACTCATGCCGGCCTCGAGGCACAGCATCATCAGGTTCCAGAGTGGCTCACTCCAGCTTGCCCCTGTCTTAGGCTCTTCGCCGAACAGCCCCCACACCTGTGGGTTGATACGCATCTTGTACTTTGCAATGATCTCGTCAGCAGGCTCGTGGGGTAGCGCTGTGACGGGAAAAGGTAATTCCTCCTTTGCATATCCGGCAACTGCAGGATACCGTCCGAAGTCTGCCGGACGGAAACGCCCCTTGGTTGCACGCAGCGGTTTGACCACAGGGGCTTCACCTGCTGTTGTGCCGTACTTGTAGTTGTTCGTTAGGGGGACACGAAGCAACTGGGTAAGGTCCCAACCGCTTTTATCTGCACCTTGTGGTGCATGGTAATATGCAATGCGGCGGCTGATCTCCTCCGCATCCTCTGGGGCTTGTGTCTCCTCGAACACCCAGAAGGCTTGGAATCGTCCAGGAGATGACTCAAGGACGAATGAAGGCTGTACTAGTAGTAGGTCCGGATTGCAAGTATCTAGGTCAGCCCAAGCTACTGGGCATTCATCGACATCCTCCTTCGTCCGAGATTCCTTTCGGAGGATCTGCGGACAGAAGTAAACGTTGTTGCCAGGAATCAGACGCTGAATATGTTCCAGCATCTGATCGAGCTGTGACGGGTACTCCCAGAAGGTTTCGTTGAACACCCGCTTGTTGGCTGCCAGAGTAGCGATCGAGATGAACCCACGGGCGGGGCCAAAGAGGGACCTGAAGAAGGTCTCCCGGCTGCCGGTGAAGTCATCAATCATACCTACTCCTTAGGCGAACAGAAAGGGAGAGAGCAGAACCATGCTTCTTTGCTCTGCTCTCCCCCAGCTTTGTTACGGCAGCATCGACTTGCTGGCCGTCTTGCTCGTACCTTCTGGGTTGGCCCACCCGGAGATGTCGTTACGCTCCGGGTATTCGCCGTTCGCCGGCCGCACACGAACCTTGATCTTGACCGTCTTGCCGATGAGGGCCTGCGGGTTGAGGTTGTAGTCCGCGTCCACCTTCTCGTTGAGGGAGGACAGCAGGTTCTTCAGCCTGCCCATTCCGCCACCATAGAGGGTGGTGTTGGTCCAGACCTTACGGTCCGCAAACTTGTCATGCGTGGCGTTCCCGGTCGCCTGGATGGTGAACTCCCAGTTGACCATCTGGGGGTTCGCCGGAGCGTCGTCCTTCGGATTCTTGACTTCCTTGACTTCCGCCCCGGTAAGAATGGTGGTGTACTCGCCAGCCGGAATGGTCTCGAAGGACTGCTCTTTGACCTCGGCGAAGTTAAGCTTGAGTCCTGGCATATTGGTTTGTCTCCGGGTTCTAGATTCTGGTGATACTGGTCACTGGGTTCTGGGTCAAGACACCGTAGATGCTTGCCATCGTAGGGTCTTCGACTATAAGAGGCAGTCGGCCTGTTCGGTCCTTGGCTACCTGCATGTCCGTTGAGGAAGTCAGCAGCAGACGCTTGGCTTCAATCTCATCCCCTACCTGTACGTTCTTCACGTACATATACGCTACGATGTCCAGGAAGCCAGGAATTTCCGCCGCGAGCTGACCAGAGAGCTTAGGCCTCATGGTGACTACGCCCGTGCGTTGGTTCTTGTCTTCCTTGATCAGGGCCGTGATGATGGTGTGCATATCAAGGTCCCTGAACGCTCTGACCAGCCTACGGATCTGCTCCGTGTTAATGCCCCATTCCTTTAGACCAGGAATGCCATCGGGCATCAGGTTCATCAGACCCGCGCTAGTGACGTGCATGATGTGATCCATGCCAAGCTTCTGCAGCTCGGACAATGAGTCCAGGATCACAGTACGGTATTTGGTACGGCCGGAGTGAAGTTCGTCGTAGAGGTCCTGCAACTCCTGGAAGGAGGTAATGCGGACGACGTCTACGTTCGGATAGTGCTTGTCGAGGCTCAAGGTTCCGCCCTCAGCGTCGATCAGGAGCACCGGGCGCATCTCAGGCACTTCATCGGCCGAGCCCGCAAGAATGGTTTTCCCCGCTCCGGACTCCCCATAGACGAGAATGTTTACCTGGTCACGACGGCTCTCTGGCTTGGTGATGTTCAAGCCAGCGACCGTCTTCGTAGTGAACTCGTTCAGTGTTTCGATTGTAGACATGTCGCGACCAAGATCGGCGAGAGTCACAAGTTACCCCTAGAGTCGGTACTGGGCTTGAGGTAGTATGGAGGTTCCCTTGTGAAGAGGGTGTCCAGAGTGTAAACGTAGTCTTCGCCTCGTTGCTTGCCCATACAGGGCTGCTTGTAGGCACACCAGTTGCACCCGAACATACTAGGGTTGGGATAGATTTTAAGGTTCGGGTCCGTAAGGTCCAGTGCCTCGAGGTAGATGTTCTCGTGAACGTTGTTCAGTTCCTCGAGAGTCTTGCCGATCTTGTGCCGCTTGTGAAAGACGGCACCTTCGTCTGACTGCAGCCACTCCAGGAAGTCGTCATAGCATCCTGAGGCTAAGGCGTTAGCATCATGCTGCTCGACGTGCTTGTAGTAGGTGGGGTAGTCAGTCGGCTGAGCCTTGCTGACAGAGAACTTGCAACCCTTACGAGTCGTCTTGTTCTCGTTGGGTGCCATCGGATAGCCCTTGTACTGTTCGTGGTAGATGAACCCACGGATGGGGAGTCCAAGCACTTGGATGAGCGCCCAGCAGTAGCTGGCGATCTGGTCGTCGAGATAGAGCCAGCTGTCGTCCTGCATGAAGCGTGCGCATGTTTTCCAGTCGTACACCCAGTAGTCGCCATACTCGTCTCGCATGAGACAGTCGATTCGACCTTTGTATGCAACTGGAAGACCTTGCCAAAACACTTCCTTGTAGTCGTCGAGACGGTCGTCGAACTGGACCTGGAGGCCGTCGTGGTGGAGGATACCCTCTTCAGAGGTTCTCCACCGCTTCCAGCAGACATCGCACTTGCAACGTAGCTGGACGTTTGTAACAGGGTCGGTTACCGGAACGGTAAAGGAGATCTCGACCTTAACGGGAGTAAGTCCTCTGTCCATCTCCGGAATGAGTGAGGCATAATACCTGATCATGCCCTTGCCGAGTTCGACTCTCTCTGCATAGTCCTTCGCGGACTCATCGTCCAGGTAGCCTTGAGGACTTTCCAGTTCGTAGGTAGCACGTTGCTCTTCGCAAACGTCCAGGAACCTTTGGACCGCGAGCTCACGAACAATGTCTCGAGCCCATCCCCAAGTGTCAGGGTTGTAAAGGACTTCCATGCCTGCGTGATAGGCAATGCCGAACTCAAGCGGCTTGATGGGCTTCTTGGGCTGATACCAATCACGGTATCGCCAGGAGGCACGGCGGCGACAACCACGCCATGCTTTTCTTTCCGACGTGTGAATTTCATGGAAGAGTTCATTCACAAGCGTACTCCTACTGACTGGGCGGTAGTGGCTTTGCGAGTTCTTTGCTTGTTCGTTACTATAATTATAGCGCAGACCCTCTCGGAGGATCAAGAGGGTCAGCGCTTTTTCCCGCGTGTTAATTAGTCTTGCATTTTCGTCCTGGCAGTAACCACCTTTCCATTTTCGTCGAAGAGCCACTTGACGCTAAGGTTCATCTCCTTGTTCCGAGTAGGAACTCCCTCAGGGTCAAGCATGTTGGGAAGCACTTGACCCATACGAGGCTTCGGACGTTTACAGTCCGGACAAACCCACCATCCGAACTTCTTACCTCTGACCGAATCCTTGGTCTGTGCTTCACACTTACACAGACCTCCCGGCTTGGAGAAGACAGCAGTGACTGTCGAGTGAGCGGCCGCGATCATGCCGGCTTCGAAGTCACGATCGACGCCACCATCAGTACCTTCCTGAGCCATCTGCAACGACTCAACGAACTTATCGGCGGCAACGTTATCGTCGAACTCGAGTAGGACGTATCTTCCCACGCTTCCCCCAGACGAATAGTACACAGTAGATGTATGCGCCGACGACCATGATGAGGCCTATGATGGCGGCGACGTTGTAGGTGGTAAGTGTCATGTACGTGAAGTAGATAGTCCAGCCGAATAACCAGAGCTCCGTCAGAACTCTAGTCAGAAGCATGCCCGTCTTACCTGTTATGCCTGTCTTACCTGTCATTGCTCTCATCCCTATTCCTCATGCACTGCAGGCAGATGTGCCGCCCTTCGCTATCGTTCGTCATCTCAGCATGGTCAGAATGACGAAGCGCTCCGCACCAGGTACTACGCCGAAGGGAATATGTGCTCGTGTATGGATACCACCAGAGCTCGGTCTTCTCGGGTCGGAGCAAGTGAGCTGCCGTAGCGTTCTTGGCTCGTGACAGAACGAACGTCATCTTGAACTTGGCCCTGAGAACGTAGTAGGCCGGTCTGTTAGCTATCTGCAGACGAGGACGACGCTCGAAGGGATCCACTTGCACCAGAGGCTTCTGTTCAGGCAGCTTGCTCTGTACGGTCGGATCGACTCGCATACAGTTGAGGACTGCTCGAGCTAGTGACACGTTGAGGGAGCCACCACCAGCCACGAGATCTCTACAGCCCTGTACGAAGTCGAAGCTTCCCGTGTAGTTGAAGCAGTACTCTTCAGCTATCCGAATCAGATCGTAGTCGGCTCGAATGTCGGCGTCGGTGTACTTCCGGTCGTTCTGCATCAGTAGTCCTGCGTCCGTGCGAGGCGAAGCTCCTCCCGAAGCTCGAGCAACTCCTGTTCACTAATGCTCAGAGTACTAGCACCCGTGGGCAGAAGACTAAAGGTCTGCAGTGCTAGCTCCACCACCTTCTGCAGTTCAGTGTACTCCTTTCCAGTCAGAGTTAGTGTGTACGTGGTCTCGATTTCCTTCTCGATCTGCACCTGTGGAGCCTTTCTGTCCGTCGAAGCGTGTGTTACTATGAGTGAGGTAGCCAGCTTTGACACTGGCTACCCCAGCTGTCAGATACCTAGCCTCTTCAGGCACTCGATGAATTGACCGAGTACAGCTGCGGCCTGAATGGCTTCTGTGCGCATGTCCTGCGAGTGTGTCGAGTGCAGATCTTTGCCGAAGTGGAAGGCTAGCACTGACTCACAAAGCTCTCCGACTTCCTCCATCAGGATAATCATCCACCATTCAGGAGGGTGATCGGTGATCCCCCACTTAACATCTTGTCGGAGAGCTTCCGCATGGATAGCTCTTATTGTTTCCTCGCCAATCATTCCCGTGATCCTTTACCACAGGAGGGGGTTTACGAAGTAAGAGCCTGGCGCTTGAGGATCTTCTTCTTAGGCCTTATCCCAGACACAGTTGCCTGTGAATTCGATGAAGCTGTCGCCCTTGCTGACACTCATGATGCCAGGGCCCTCGATGTTGTTGTTGGCTAAGATGCTGTCCAGACCACCATCGAGGTTCGCCAGCTTGGCGTAGTAGCAAGTATCGCCACCAGGATTGCCGGTGCGATACTTGCCCGCCTTGATGTCGACTCCTACCTGGTACACACCAGCAGAGAAGCCAGACGGTGCTGGCTCTTCGGTCTCTTCGACCGTAGGAACCTCCACCTCCTTATGGGTCTCGATGACAGTTTTGATCGCTGTCGGAGTATTGGTGGAGCCAGAGCCGCCTCCAGTTGCATATCCAGCTGCGTAGATGATGACGCATCCGGAGACGAGGAGAACTGCCTTAACGACTCTACTCATGACAGGGTATCCCAGTTCTCCACGAAGCTGACCTTCATCTCGGGCAGCTTGTGCTCGGGGTCGGTCTCCATGAGCCAGAGCAGCAGCTCGTGCCAGATGACGCCCTTGGGAGCCTTCGGCCCACTAGCATACCAGAGACCGAGGCCGGTGTCCTGAGTGATCTTGATGGCAGCATACTTGTAGACTCTGCCGAAGTTGGGGAACGACTTCTCGAAGTAGACCACAGGGGTGAGGCTGTTGTCTTCGTTGTCGTTGCCCGGCTCCTTGGGCAGCTGCTCGAGGAACTCTCTCTGCCTCTTGACATCCTCGAGCTGCCTCTGCAGTTCCTCGATCCTGCGACCGAGGTGATTGCCTGGCTGGGGCTCCTGGGTAGCAACGTAGGTGTTGTCGAAGTACTCGTCCATGTTACTCTCCTTAAAGTATATACGACTCGTGCGGGTTCCCTTGTAGATGTTCTTTAACGCCTTCTCCTTGAGCTCCTGGCGAGTGGTGCCTCCATGCATCTCCCTCCAGTCATTGTCTAGTTCGATGGGCTTGTTGTACTTGGCCTGCTCCTCCCAGAAGGCATCTTCGGCCTTTTCCATGTAGCTCATTTCTTCCTCATCGGGTCTGCGACCCCCCACATCGTGTACCCGTCGTCGACGAACACCTTGTCGGTGGTCTTCTGGTCCTGGTGGGTGTAGACCGTGTGCTCTCGGTCAATACACCGGATGTTGCTGCCGTGGTGGTGGACGACGGTGGACTCGCGGTCTGCTTCGATTCGGTTGCTCATCCTGTCACGCGCCTGACGGTGGATGACTTCCGCGTCGACGTAGGTTCCGAGATACGAGTGATGGCCGATGTGTTGGGCTGCCGTAGTGACGCTCGTGCTCATAAGGCTTCTCCATCCTTTGGACCGTGGAGGTGCATGAACAGGGACCACCAGTAGCGGGCGGCCTTGAGATCATCATCCTTAGCGTGGACGATAGCCTTCTTCGCCCAGCTCTCGATGAGGTTGTTCAGGTCTTGCATTGCGGGCAGCGCTTTCTGAACCTGGTAGCTGTCCATCCCAGACTGGTTCACCATGCGCTGCAGGTTGATTGCCCACCACTTCACCATCACGGAGGGCAGCTGTTGAGCTCGGTGTAGTACGGAGGGCAAGTCGACAGGCTCATCGACACTAGCCTCGTACAGTTCGTTGTCATCCATTATGTAGCCCCTTCCATATCCTCTTGTACCAAGGAGTAGTAGTTTTCCTCCTAAGATGCCGACGAGTGATGACGGATTGATCTACTGTCCTTACTGCCACGATCGATACCACTTCGGGTGTCGACACCTTCACAGGTGCCTCGATAGCCCGGAAGCTTTGGGTCGTCTCTGCCGGCGGCTCATATAGCCTAGCGTCCCGATCGTCCAGGTACCTGATCAGATCCAGAACAGCATTGCTTCCTGCTTCGACCGACTCATGAAGAAGCCGATCGAGGATGGGTGCGCCCGTATATTCGACGCGTGCCACAATGAGCTTTGGATCCAGGTGGGTACCTAGTAGGGGGCTCACCGCTCTTTTCCCATCGGTATCATCTGCTGGGCCTTGAGGGTACGTAGTTCAGTAAATCCGTTGAGGATGACCTTGTCGATCGTCTCCTCATCGGGACTCGGCGCGGCTTCGATCAGGACCTGGACATTCTTCTGGCCGATGATCGGAGCGGACTGGACCAGAACGATGTTCCAGGCCAGTTGCATGCTCCCCTGATTGGGAGTCCAGTTGAGAGAGACAGCCCAATCAGTGGACTCTCCCATCTTGTACTTCTCGACCGCTTTGCCGACGAAGTTCTTGACCCTGATCTCGATGTCCATGTCGCTCCAGTAGATAGGATAGGCTGGGAATCCATCTTTCCAGACAGTGTACCAGTGAGGAGGTGGATGATTCTCTTCCCGCTCGCACTTGCCATCAGGGCAAGGAACCATCACCTCCCAGATCATTTGTCCTGTCTCTCACTAATGAGGATCCTGTAGTGCAGGACCATGTTTCCGTCGGCAGTGATTTCTACCGTGACCGTGGTAGGATACACTCCGGGTGGGATCTCTCCTGGTACTTCCGAAAAGATCGAGTCGAGCTGATGTCTAATTCTCATCGTCCACCACCTTTGCATTGCCTCTACGAACCATGGGGTCCATGAACTGATCGAACTCGATGATGACTTCATCGTACTCAGTGACCATCTGCCTGAACTCTGCAGCGTCTGCTTCCGACTCGAACTCGAGTATGACTCTGGTGCTCACGACTCCTCCTCATCTGTCATCGCCGAGCAGTGCTCGAAGCCAGGTGTGTTTGAGGTCGATCTTAACCTTACGGTCAGGATCGATTGTATTCCGTGCCATAAGGTCAATAACCTGGACAGCGTTCTTCTGTCCCACACGGTGACATCGATCCTCAGCCTGAAGATTTGCATTCGGCTTCCATGCACGGTCCAAGAAAACAACGGTGCTGGAGGCGGTAAGGGTGATGCCCTCACCACCAGCCGCAATCGTACCAGCGAAAATCTGGATGTCGCCTGCTTGGAAACCTTCGACAGTTCGATCCTTATCGACCTGTGCTTGGTCACCCGTATACAGACCATGACTAACCTTCATAGCTTGGAGGCGCTTGCTGAACAAGTTCATGATAGCCCGACTCTGGCTGAATACTACCAGCTGCTCGGTCGGATTGTCAGAGATGATATCGCACAGTACGTCCAGCTTGGCAGAAGGATCGGTCATGATCCACTTGCCATTCTTCTTGGGGTCGGGATGCGGCTGCATGTATCCCAAAGCGAACTGCTGCAACCGAACCAGCTGAGCTACCACGACGCCTGCGATCAGTGGACTAGTAATGTCCTGATGATCCAACCAGGCAATCATGTCTCGCTTCATCTGGTTGTACGCCACTCGTTGCTTGGGATCTAGCTCAACCCAGACAGTGTCGTAGTACTTATCTGGTAGCTCTTGGAGCACGTCTTTCTTGAGCCGTCGAATGTACCAGGGGTCGATCTCAGCATGCAGGCTCTCTACGTTCTTGACACCCGTGACCTTGGTAGGCTTTCGAGCGGTAAGACCGCCTGTCTCGACGACCTCCTCGACGCAGTAGTGCTTCCTGAACTTCCAGTAGCTCCGGTAGTACTGAGGCCAGAGCCAGTTCAGAACGGACCAGAAGTCATCAGGCTTGTCGTCAGCGGGCGTACCACTCAGACCGGTCTTGTGCTTGGTCTTCAGGTACTTGAATGCCTGTGTCTGCTGCGCCTTTCGATTCTTAGCCCTGTGGACTTCGTCGCCGATGATGTGGAACCAGCTGACGTCCTTCAACTCCGGGATCAGCCTTAGTGCCTGCCAGTGGATGATATAGAACCCGTTGATCGGAGCCTTCAGTTTGTTCACGAAGGCAGCGCGGTTCTTCGGGTCAATTCTGACCACAGTTGCGTTGAGAAGCTCTTTGATATGCTTCTCCCAGCCATCGTGTACGGCTAGGGGAGCCACGATCAGAGTCTTCATTCTGCACTTGCCGTGCTCGGCTATGTACTTGTGCCGGAGATCACGGTCACGCCAGACACCGAAGGGAGTCTTCCCAAGACCCATCTCGTCACCACAAAGGAAGTTATCCTGAAGTGCTGCCTTGTCGAGGGCCTCCTGCTGGAACTTGTATGGCTCCTTCACTTACTTCCCTTCCTGTCTAGTATCGCTGGGAGCAGACTTACTACTATCCCTCCTCCGATTAGAATTCCGACAACCATCTCAGCTAGTGTCACCAACTGCTCCTAGAATGTGCTTGTGCTTCGGACATGCCCAGAAGAATAGCCACCTGCCCTTGTAGCGCTCCGATTGCAGGAGTAGCTTCCCAGGGCCATTATAACCGTGTCTCTTCGAACACCGCCGGCAATACAGACCGGTCTTGCTGTCTGTAATTGTCGGCGGCTTCCAGGAGACACCGTCATGCGAGCGACGGCGTACCATCCTTCTGCTCCTTGTAGTTGTCGAACTCGCCCTTCTTCACGCCGTCGACGAAGGCATCCCACTCGTCGAACGTGTAGCCGAGAGTGCCAGCGTTACGGTTCTTGGAGTCGCGGATCAGCACGATCTGCAGGTCACGATCGACGAAGACCTCGACGCAGTTGCCGCCGCTGCCACTCGCACTAGCCTTCTTCCAGATCATCTTCCACTGGCTCATCCAGCTTCACCTTTCCCTTGTTCCTCTTCTTAGCCAGGTCGGCAAAGAAGTCATCAGCCTCCTTGACGTCGATGCATTTCCTGCCGCACTCACAGGTTGTGACGTCAAGGTGCTTGGCCTTGATATGGTAGTAGATCAACTGAGGGGCGATGCCCTTGCTCTTGCCATACTGTACAGGCGTAAGCTTGCTCGCTCCCTCAAGGTCGTCCTTTTTCATCTGGGCGATCAGGTCATCTGTATTCACTAGAACCCTGCGCCTCCTAACGGATCTTGTTGTGCTGAGCGCTCGCGAGCTCGCTAAGTCTAACTCGCGGTCTAACTAAGTCTATATGAGTCTAAGCTCGGTTTCACGCGTGCTGAGCACTATTACTAAGGCTTCATGATCCTCGAGTTAGACTTCAAGAGAGACTCAGCGCTTGTAGCCCATGCCTCGGAGCTTGTAGTACTTCCGAAGTATGACTCGCCACGCTCTTCCTGATCGGGTGCATGAGCACCTATGCACGAAGACATGCTGGAAGTGATCCCGTAATCGCTCGATCATCGACTAGTTTCACCTCCTCCCGGACGTTCCATCTGCTGGTTGGACGCCCTCAGAGCTTCGCGTACCTGCTCGAAGTCATCGTTGGACCCGAAGACCGCATTGTCCTGAGCCGGAAACGCCTTCTGACCCGTGGGTTCAGGGTCGGGGATGGTTCCATCAGCCCTAACCTGAACCAGGAAGCGCTCGTGAGTCTCGCCCCAAGCGCATTCATCGTTGTGGCACTCGAGGATGATGACCTTACCTCCGCCGCCATCCTTCTGCTTGCCAACTTCCTTGCCGGAAGCAAAGCAGCGAGGACACCTACTGGCTTCATCCCAACTTGCCACTGGAGCCTTCCCTTCCGAGGAGGACGGCGTTAACCCCATCGACGGATTCGGATTCGCCGACAAGAAGTTTGCCGCTCCAGACTCCGATGCAGTCGCAGCCTTCCAACTCGATGATCAGTTCCGATCCTTGAGTCAGCTCCTTGATCTCCTGCAGCTTCGTGATCAGCTCATCCAGGTTCGCCATTGGCATCTCCGTTCTTGAGAGCCTGCATGATCGCTGCTTGCCACTCTTCCAGATCATCGACTCGACCAGTGAGGTCGGAGATCATCTGTTCGGCCACTGACTGCTTAGACACGGCAGGCAGCTTCCGATCGATCTGAACTGCGGCGGCCTCGTAGTCAAGGAAGTTAGGTTCCTTGATCACTTCCCACCTAGACATAGCTGAGCCGCCACCACGACGGAGCTGCTTCACGCAACTCATTGCCTTCAGATGCCGAAGCACCTTGGTGTAGTACGGAATGCTCAGCTCGAGCTCGTTGAAGAGGGCCGTGGTGAACCCTTCGTAGACGAGAATGTCTTGTCCGTCATCCGTCTTCTGGAGTACGGCGCGCTGTTGCATTGCTTGAAAGACACGACATACATGTTCAAACAGTGTAGGAGGCGCGCTGTCGTGTTCTAGCACAGCTTCTCCTTAATGGATTCTAGTGACTTCGCCGTCTCAGTATAACCAGACATGAGGTTATTGAGCTGATCCGCCGTAGCGATGGCTCGGTCTTGGATAGTCATTTCTCGAGCGTCATGTATTCCCTCCAGCTCCCTTTCCAGGATATCATGAAGGAGTACCTTTTCTGAGACACTCAAGCTTGCTTCACACAATCTGTTACCTTTCCTCGCCCAAAGGGAGGCCCTGCTAAGCCCGACAGACATTTGGGACGTCATCCACTTAGCAGGGCCTCTAGGTGAGGGTGGGTACTGGTATCTTCCCGTCGCACGGGGGAAGTGAACGGATTATCTGAGGCTCGACCTCAGCCACGCCCTCACAGCTAGCGGAGCTGGCCCGAGCAGGAGGATAGGATGCTCGGACCAGCCCACGATTACTCAGCCTCGGTGAAGTCGTGCTCGGTGTCGTCGACCTCGACAACCTCGTCGACCTTCTTCTTGGAGCCGCGAGCCTTCTTGGCCGGCGCAGCAGGCTTCGCAGCCTCTTCGGCCTTCTTCGTGGCCTTCTCGGCCTGGCGGGTCTGCTTCTCGTCCCACCAAGCGAGCGCCTCATCCAGCACGACAACCGGACGGCTCTCGTCGCCGGCGTCAGCCTGGTTGTCGAAGACGTTGGTGCCGTCGGTCCACTTCACCGGGAAGGGGTTGGTCTTGCCGGGGCTCTTGACGTAGGCGTAGACTAGCTGCGGGCGGTAGTCGGCGTCAACCCGCTCGGTCTCGACCAGAGCATTCTTGAACCCGATCGGGCTGACGTAGCCCTCGGGGATGCCGACTCGCTTCGACTTGGGCGCCTTCTCCTCGGCGGCCGGAGCCTCAGTGGTCTCTTCGGTGTCGTTCTCGTACGCGGTGTCCGTCATCGTCTTGCTCCTTACTAGGTGGCATTAGGCCGGGTGGCAATTGAATCTAGGCGATTCTGCTTGCTTCTGATTCAATTATAGTAGCGGTCGAGCGGACATAGCAAGGCCCTCTCTCAAGGGATTTTGAAATGTTTTTGTTCCGCTCGACCACACTATGACTCAATCAGTAGATCGGACTTCGCACACATCCTTGTCCAGGATATGAACAGCAACAGGTTCTCCGTTACTGTCTATGCCTCGGAGCATCCAGGCCTGATGTAAGCGGGTGGCCTTCATCAGCCTGAACTTGAAGGTGACCTGGATTTCCTGGTTCACCATGTCTTTGACTTTTACAGGTTCCATGGTTTGACGGTGTCCTCGTCTAATGGTCTGTCTCGTTCATACCAGGCAGTAACCTTCTTAGCATGTCGCTCAAGAAGGAGATGCAGAGGTAGACAGGAAGCCATCATGAGAGGAATACCTACTGGAGCGAAGACGACAGTCAGGCACAGCGGGATCCCAATGGCGCAGCCCGCCATACCTATAACAAACGCCCCTGTGGTCAGTAGCCAAGGCCTTCGGGGTTTCCTCTTAGTACGCGAGGGAGTTCTGACGATGAACGTCGGCTCTCGCCATGCGTACTCAAGAGCCGGAGGAACTGGCTTCTGAGGCGTCGGCTGAGGAGAAGCCGGAAGCTGGAATTCAACCTCCGGCTCCTCCCCATATGCAGATACGTCGATCACGTAAGCTTGGTGGCCTTGTAGAAGATGCCGAACCTATCCTGACAGATCAGGGTTCCGTCCACGGAGCTGCCGATGATGGCGAGCATCTCCTTCGTAGGCTTCGTAGGCTTCGTAGGCTTGGCGACCTTCTTCGGTGTTCCGTTGGAGGGAGGGAGGATCAGGTCCTCCACCTCGAAGGGTCCGTTGTCGTGCTTCGCTGGATTGTAACGCCAGACCTGCCCATTGATGATGGACTCGATGTTGGTAGCAAATTCCGGCTGCTCGCGACGGAGATTGTTCATTCCCGTCTGAACTTGCTTCACCGTTAGGCCAGTACCATCGGCGACCTTCTCGACCTGGAGTAACTGTCCCGGGTGCTCGTCGAAGTAAGACAGAAGACGGGCCTTGACTCGAGGGCGCTCATTCATGACAGCCGCCCCACGATCTCTTCGGTCGTGAGACGGAAGTCGTCTTCGTCAGGAGCGAAGATCTTGTCCTGACAGTCCTGGCAGAAGCCGGAGATAGTGTATTCCCTCTTGGACAACTCGTCCCTGAAGACGCCGTCGCCGCCGGTGGACTTGGCGAAGTCGGAGTCCTGCAGTGCTTTGCCACAACCGATCGGCACTTGCACACAGGTCAGTTTGTTGATCGCCGTACTCCGGCCCGCCAGTCCCTCAAGGACTGCTTCGAGCTCGGGAGCCTTTGGGGTAGGCTCAATGCTCATTGCCTGTTCCTAACGATTGATGGAGATCTTCTTGTCACTGAACAGTTGACGAAGCTCGATGCCTCGTACTTGGGTGATTGGTAGAATCTGTCCGCCACGTGAAAGGGCGTTCAGGTAGTTCAAGACCTGAATTTCCTTCATCGGCAGCGACGAGGTTGTGAAGATGTCATCGAGGTACTGGTGGAGTCGCTTTAGCTTCTCCTTAGTCGCCATTCCCTTGAGGCTGATTCGAAATTCCTGCCAGCCCTCGTCAGCGACCGCGTCCTCGATCTCTTTCTTGGACAGCCCCATTAAGGGGACTCCTTACTCGATTCCTCACGAAGCTTGTTGAAGTAGACCTTGACACGTAACTTGTACGCTGCCTCGGTCTCATCCTTCCGCTTCTTAGGCATACTATGCCCGAAGAGCTTCATTCCTCTCCCACGGTGCTGCTGATGTCCACCACGGCATAGTCGTCTTCACTCTTGAAGCCGAGAGTCCGAGCGAACTCCTTCGGGTCCTCATCGAAAGGAACCGGCTCAGATGTGCTGGTGTTGCTCTTACGCAGGTCGAGAATTGCTTCCATTTTTTCACCTCCTAGTCGGATAACAGGACACACAGATCGTCCGCAACCTGCGTATCCTGCAAAGCGACTAGTACTCGTCTATGTACCACTTCTTCTGTTCTTGGAGAGCTTCCCAGGTCATTTCGAGGGGAAGAAGGCGCTCTCGGCAACTCGATTCAGAACCTTCGTAACCAAGTTCGTTTTGATCGACCAGTACAGCTGGAGCTGCTTCGACTCCTCCCTCAGCTCCTGCTCGTCCTTCCACTGGTTCTCCCTGATGCTCTCCGGGTAGTTGCCGTAAGCAACATGGAGAGCGTACTTGTGACTGTACTGCCGGAGCTCCTCGTCACTGAAGACCATAATCTGGAGCCGTTCAACAACTTCGACGAACTGATTCTCGTCCCACCTTACTTGACCTTGCAATGCCGCTCCTCCGATTTTGCTCTTTCTTTCTTATTATATAGCGAACCTCAAAGGACCTTCTAGCCTCCTTCTTCAAAATCTTCTACGCGGACCTTTGGGACACTAGGAAGTGTGAACCTGGCATCCTTCTTCAGTCGCTTGTAGCTGGCCTGTGACAGCCAGACCTTACGGTAGTCGAAACTTGTGTCGGTAGTAATGGCGAACGAGGAACCATTGATGCAGTACTCGTCACCCTCGATCAAGAGGCCAACTATGACCTTGACGTCGTCGATGTGAGCCACCAGACAGATGAATCCTGCCTGCGGCAGAGCGGTATCGTAGATTGACATGCTACCCCTCGTAGAACTCGACGATGACTTCCTTGACGGTGAGGATGATGTTGATGCGAACCACGTCCCAGTTGACTTCGTCGTACTCCTGGACGAACTTGATCTTGGCGGCGTAGACGGCGGCCATTATGTTGGCCATCTTAACCGAGGTCTGCTTGATGTCACTGGATAACAGGTGAGTGTAGGAGGCGAACTTCGTTCCGGGGACGAACGTGTAGGTGAGCGTCTTGTTGAGGACGGGCATGTTGTTCCCTTCTGAGCGGACAAGAATGCCGGCCTCCGCCCCTGCAGGAGACCGACAAACTTGCTAGTTCAGACTGGCAAGGACCTTGAAGGGAGTAAGGACGTGAGCCTCCCCGCAGCCTAACTCGTGCGGACAGTCGAAGACGATGAGGCCGTCGTTG